AAGAACAACTAGGAAAAAGAGCTATAGATAGATACCATCAACAATCAAAAGAATAAAACATGTTTTTTTTAATATCTAACGGAGAACAAAGACCAAGCATATTAACATCTAACAAAGATGAAGAATACCACTCTAAATGGGCTAGATATTGCTTAGGTCAAGCAAATAACGAATACCAAAATGATTTCATAAGAAAAGTTCAACTAAATAAGAACTTTTACAAAGGAAATCAATGGATAGAAAATGAAGACCTTGAAATATTCTTAAAAGATGAATCTAACATGGATAGAAATCGTATCCAGGTTATCCATAATACCATACGACCACTCGTAGAGCAATACAGAGGAAATGCTATACGAATGAGTATTAACTACAGAGCAAAAAGCATCTCAACTCAAGCAATAAACAGAAGAGAGATAAAACTAGCAGAACAATTGTTCTACTCTAAAATAGCTAACAAAGAAGGAAATCCATTCGCAGAAGATATAAAACAAAGAAAAGCAGTTGGTGACTCAGAAGCAGAAACATTCGCTATATTCGATAACCTATATGTTGATAAGTATGTTCAGAAAATTAATTACTTATGTAAGTACGTATCAGAAAGAAATGATTTTGAAGCTAAACAAGTAAGGATAGCAGAAGAACTTGCGCTTACAGGAATGGCTGTAATGAAAACATTCGAATATGCCGGACATCAAGAATTTAAAATACAGCAGTCAGAGAATTTCTTCTTCGACAGAAGTGCTAAAGAGTACGATTTAAGCGATGCTGGATTCATGGGTGATGTTACATACATGGAGCCTACAGAGATATTCGAAACATGGCCGGACATAAAACCTGATCACCAACGAGCTATAGAAAATTACGCTACTCAGTATAAAAAACTAGCATACGAAACAGCAGGGCAGTCAGGTGATAAAAATGGTAACCCATCAGCACAACAACAATACTCAGGAAAAGTTCCTGTATTTACAACGTATTGGAAAGATGCTGATAGATATGAGTACGGATACGTATTAGATGAATACGGGTATGAGTATTTTACAAGAATAAACTATATCTACGACGGTGAAGATAAACCTAGATATACAGATAAAGACTTAATAAAAAGCAAATCCGTAAGAGCAAAAAGAATACTAGGCGATAAACTGAAAAGACGCTCACATGTAGATGTTCTTAGAATGGCCGTAATTATCCCTAAAGAGATACTAGCTAGCGGAGGAAAAGTATCAGAAACACCTCAGCCAAACGTAGCGGATATAGTGCTTGACTACGGAATAGCTCCATACCAAGAAACAGAAGTAATCGAATATGCTTCTGTTAAATTCCCTTATAAATGCTACTGTTGGGGATATGTAGATGGCGAGGTATTGTCTCCGGTAGACGATGCTATAAGCCCACAACGATTAGTGAACAGAATGCTATCAGTAGCTGAAAACCAAATCAGCAACTCAAGAGGCTCAGGAACAGTAATCGATAAAACAATGGTAGATGACCAACAAGACGTGTTACGTAAAATGAACAGGTCTGAGCCAGTGTTAATAAACGCTAAAGGACGAGGAATACAAAATGCTATCGGGTCATACGATACCACAATAAAACAAGGAACAATGGTGATATTTAATATCATCGAAGCATTGAAGAAGTTCACACAAGATACAACAGGTATCAACGAAGCTATTAAAGGTGAGTCCACAGGAAGCGACCAATTAGTAGGTGTTACTCAGTTAATGATTCAAAGAGGTTCTCTAATGCAAGAACCATTCTATAACTCAATAACAATGATCTACAAACAATGCTTTCAATCAATTTGCTCTATAGGCAAACGTATATATGCTGATAACGAAAGAAATCTAAGCATAGCAGTTGGTGACGAAGGTGTTGAGGTAATCACAATAACACAAGATATGAAGCTTGAAGACTTTAGAATCTTTGTGAAACGCGAAAACTCAGACGAGATGTTAATTAATGCAGGCAACCAAATGCTATTGCAGTTATTCCAAATGGGTTTATTAGATGAAAAACGATTCTCTGGATTATACGGCAGGTCAACACCTGACGAAATAGCATCAGCATTAAGAGGAGCTGCTAAAGAAAGAGAAGAAATGAAACGCATGGCAGAGAAAGATAACGCTAGAATGGAACAAGCTATGATTGAAGAAGAAAGCATGGCGCAAGCAGAACAAGAGTATAAAATGAATGAAATGGAAGCAAGAGAAGATGTTAAGGAGCTTGATAAAAATAGAAGCGAAATCAAAAAAGTATACGCCAACGCATTATCAAAAATGGCACCAACAAACCCTCAAGCACAACAGATGATTTTAGAAAATGCAAAAAAATTTGGAGAATAAATTTTTTTAATTTAGATTTGCGGTAGTTATTTTTATTTAGACTAATTAAAAATAATATCAAAAAAAAGATAAAAAGATGGAAGAAAACGGAAATGCTGAAAATGTAAATGTTGAACAAGCTAACAGTAATCAAGAGCAACAGTCAACACAATCACAACCTCAGATACAAGATTTAGGAATAGCAGATGCGTTAAAAGGGTTAATACCACAAGACGAATTAGAAGCTATATCTGGAATCCAAAATAAGGTTGAAGGGAAAAAACCGGAACAAACTGCAGCGACAGTACAAAAACCTGAAGAGGCAGAAACAAAAAAACCAGAAGGTGAACAATCGAAAGAAACACCAGATGGTCAGAAACCGGAAACTAAAAAAGAAGAAACGAAAAGTGTATTAGGGTTAGGAAAGAAAAAAGACAACTCAATACAAAATATAGTAATCGAAAAACCGGAACAAATACTTGATGTAATCAAGACTAAGTTCGGACAAGAATACAAAGGTATCGATGAGCTACCAAAGTTCTTTGAATCAGCAAACAAATGGAGAGCAGATTCTCAAAATCTTGAAAAATTAAAACAAGAGCATGAGAATGTAACCGAAATATTATCAGGCCTCCCATCTGAGTTTATTGATGGTATTAAAAAATACTACAGCGGAGAAAATTATTTAGATGCATTTAAAAACACAGCTAAATTTGATTTCTCTGTACCTGCAGAAAAACAAGACATAAAAGAACTTGTTAATCATTATTTCCCAGGTAAATTCGCAGATGCAGACTTCGAGTTAGAAGAAAAGCCTGAAACATTATTAATGGCAATAGATTTGTCAAAAGATAAATATAGTATTACGAAACAATCCCTCGATAACAAACGTGCCGAAATCGAAGCGAAAGCAGACCTGCAATTACAAGCAGCAAAGCAATCAATAAACGGTTCCGTTAATTATCTAAAACAATCCTTCCCTGACGTAGATCAAGATGTAACGCAAGAAATATCTTCTGTACTTGAAGGTGGGGTAAATAAAATAGCGGAGATGTTTTTAAATACAGACGGAACGGTGAAGCCGGAAGCAGCAGAAATGCTATTAATGGCTAAATACGGAAAGTCAGAAATATCCAAAATGATGGATATAGCCTCTCATACTACAGAAACTAGAATCAATGAAGAAATTGTGACTAGAAGTGCTGATACAGCAAAACCAGTAAAAGGAGCGCCTAGAGATATGATGTCAGATGATGTAATGAAGCAGATTCAAGATTTAGGGAAACTGCAAGAAAAATCAACTTATTAAAATAAAAAAATAAAAAAAAACATCATGTCACAACAAGTTTACACTCCCGGTATTGGTAACTCCCCATTTGGAAACGTAAATACCAACCCACAATCATCAAATTATGGCGCTAACTCAGGTTACAGCGCTCAAGAGTCAATCTTAATTGCGAAAGCGATTAAAAAAGCCCTTTTCGACACAGCTCCGAAGCAATTCAATGCTTTAAAGTTAGTTTTCGAGAAAGAGTTCGTAGAATATAATAACGATGAGTTCGAATACTTAGAGTATGGATTTGGTCGTTCAGCAGCAGAATGTAATGCAATTGTCGGTGCTGTAGCTGCAGTACCTGGCACAGCAGTACAACAAGTAATTGCGTTCACAGCAGGTTCTATTCCTCACATGGGTATTGACTTAATCTTAGTTTACCCTGACGGAACAAAAGGTATCATCAAAGCGATTGCCGGTAACAACGTTACTGTGGAATCACAAACAAGTGTAGGTTTACCTGCAACTGCAGTTGGTGATATTTTCTCTATCCAATCAACTATCCAAGGTGATGGTATGGATACATTCTCTAACTACGAGCGTTTAGAAACAGTAACTCGTTACAATTATATTCAGTTGTTCTTACGTGCTTGCCGTTGGGGACGTGTTGAGTTATTGAAACACCAAAACTCAGGAACTACTGACTTCTTAGAAGCAGACAAAAAAGAAAAAATGCGTCAAATCCGTACTGACTTATTCAACTCATTCTTCAACGGAACAAGAGGCGAATTTGCATTAGCAAACGGTTTACCTGCAAAATCAATGGGCGGTATCTTCCCTACAATGCAAGCTGCAGGTTCAATGAACGCTAACCCTACTTTAGCAGGTTTACGTGCAGCATTCGAAACCCTTGCTTTCAAAACAAACCACAAAGCTGAAGGTGGTGTTCGTATGATCTACGGAACAGACGAAATTCTATATGAATTGTCAAAAATCTTCAAAGACCCAGGTATTCGTTACGCTCCTAGCGATAGAATCGCTGACATGAACTTAACTGAGTACAGATTAGGTACAATGAGATTCGTGCCAGTTCCTTGTGAATTATTCAAAGAGCAATCTTGCTTCCCTAAAGACTGGGCACGCAGAATGCTAGTAATCGACCAAGAGACTGTAGCTCCTGTGAAAATGAAAGGATTACCTGCAATGTACACAGGTACTACTTTAGACAGAGGTGCTAACGGAACTCGTGAAGGATACAAAGATTGGTATGTTGAAGCTAACTTATCGTTACAATTCAACAACCCTGTTGGATCTTTCTGGATTGACGTTGCTTAATCTAAATAATCTAAAAAAGACCATAGTAAAACCACTATGGTCTTTTTAATATAAACCAAAAAAAACAGAAATATGGCACTGACAGAAGGAACAGAACAGTCATCAAACCAACACAACCCACAAGAAGATGTGTTGAAATTAGTAGCTAAGCTACAGAAAGAATTACAAGAGTTAAAAGAATCCAAAAGCGAACAGCCTTCAACGTCTGTTATGCCGATGGGATTAACAACAGAGCAGTTTAAATCAATCATTGAAGCTGCTAAATCAAACGGCACAGCTAAAGACTTAGATTACGAAGATGGTATCTATGAAGAGCAAATCCCGGCTGATGATTTCCATGAAGAAGGAGTTAGATTTTGTGCTCCATTCATCGGATATTGCATTGCTGATGACGTAAGAAGAGGACAAAGAATAAAATTACCTTTTGGTAAAAAAACAATTTTCTTCGATTACGCAGCAACAAGAAAAGTTCAACAAGGAAAATACGAAGCTACAGCACCTTTCTCTGTTTACAGAAGTCACAGTAAAAAAGAGATTGAGTGGTTAAGAGCTCACACATATTATAACGTAGCATTTTATGAATCTTCAAACGTAGCAGTTCATGCTGACTTATTGAAAATTCAAAAATTAGGTAGAGTAATGACGTTACTTAAAAACCTAGACTTCCACGACATCATCAAAAGATGCAGAGAGTACGGTGTGCAAGTAAGCGAAGATGCTCCAACAATGAGAATGCTATTGGCTCAGAAAATGGTAGACAAAGAAATGGAGTTAGAAGGTGTAACAGCCAAACAAAAGCTAGAATCCATTAGCAAAGAAGCGATGATACTAAATCAAAGCAAATAATTTTTAAAAACCCTCTAAAAAAAGAGGGTTTTTTATTTACTTTTTAATATATTTGTACATGCCTATACAAGTACAAACACTTAACGGACAAATATTGTCAAAACTAGACGCTGAAGGCAGCGATAGATACACGTTTGCACAAGACATATCATTTGCAATAAACAGTGCTATTGAAACAGTAACAGCTATTTTCAATCAAGCATTTGGTCAAAATAAATTAAGCCCAGAGAGCCTTAGAGAACTTACAAAAGTTAAGGTGTGGCAAACAAATTCATATTCACGATTTACATATAACAAATCAGACACGGGCCATGCACTATGGACTATTATCGGTGTATACCCGAAGCCAAAAGTAAACAAAGGCGTATCATCATCTCCTGTGCCTGATAAATCTCAATCTAAATTTAGAGGTGATTTATCATACCTGTCTTCTGACAAATCATGCAAACGATTAACATTAGAGGAATGGAACTCAAACACTAAAAATGTGTTTATGCCAGGTAATACAATATTACAAGGAGAACTAACAGATTATGCGTATCTAGATTTTGCTGATTATACATCTACCTCGTATGTCGGAAATACAGATAAAGTAGAAATCCAAGTAAGACCGGATATTTCAAATGAATTAGTAGCTTTAGCGTATCTAAAATACCCTAACCAGATAACTCAGATCACAGATGTAGTTGAATTTCCAGAATCACTAACGACGTTAATAGTTGACATTGCATTGCATAACATAGCTTATAAGCAAGGGGACCAATCAACATTGTATCTAATTAGTGACAGAAGTATTAATCAATTAGTATCATTAATGAAATGACAGATAGGCTAAGGATAATAGTAGACGATATCCTCGTTACTATAAAACAAACATTTGATGACAAACAGGTAAGCCAGGCTCAAGTAGCTTATTGGGTTATTCTTGTTGGTAACCAGTTATTATCGCAACATAATGCTAAGAGAGATTCAGGTGCATTCCTAGCTTCATACGCAGGCGTGCCCGTGAAAAAAGCGTCAGTTAATTCAAATCCAAATATAATTAAGAACAGAAAGTATATCGAACTACCTGCTAATATATTTGATTACGATAGAGACGGTGGTGTTGAATATATTGCATATTATAACCCTGACGAAAACTGCGCCCCTGAGTTTGCAAGAAAAACAATACAAAGAACATCCCCAGGAGAGCTTCAGTGGTTGAACTTAGATAAACATACTAAACCAAGCCCTAAAAATCCATACTGGTACAGAACAGGTGATATTATTTATCTAGTAGGTATTGAAACAGTTCCGGTAAAAGAAGTAGAGATAGGTATTTATCAAACAATTGACCCTCTTGAAAAAATAGATATTGATAAACCATTTTATTTTCCACAGGAATTACTGCATGTCTTAAAAAGACAAGTAACAGACCTAGCTAGATTTAGTTTTCTTTTTCAACAAGATAGATCTAATGACGGAAACGATGAAGCTGTTAAGCAAAATATCCCTAAAATTGTATCTGTTAATGAACCACAGCAGTAAATAACATGATTGTAGAAACAACTCATATATACACTTTATTATGCCCTAACACAATGCAAGTTAGATATGTTGGTAAGTCAAACAAGCCATTACAAAGATTTAATAGACATATAAATGAGAATGTTGTTAACAGAAAGAGTTCTTGGATAAAATCATTAAAATTAAATGGCTTACTACCAATATTAGAAATTATAGACGAAGTACCGTTATGCGATTGGGAGTTTTGGGAAAAACATTACATAAAACTTTATAAATCTTGTGGGGCTAAATTATTAAACATGAATGATGGCGGACAAGGCGCTACACCAATACGTGAAACTATAGAAAAACAAAGAAGAATTAAGTTTGGTAAAAAAATAACTGAAGAAACAAGATTAAAATTAAGTATATCTAATAAAGGTAGAAAAATATCTGAAAAGCAGAAAAAACAACTAAGTGATGCAAGAAAAGGTAAACCTCTTCATCCAAATACAATAAAAGGTGCTATAGAGAAAAGCTCTAAAAAAGTATCTTCTTATTCGCTTGACGGAATAAAAATAAAAACATATAATAGTATTTCCGATGCTTATAGAGATACAGGTGTATTTAAACATGTTATTATTAAAATATGTAAGAAAGTAAATTTTTATAATCAAAGTAAAGGTATTACTTTTAGATACGGAGATTTAGATGTTATATCTGAATGTATTAAAAAGAGAAATATAGGTAAAACAGCAACATGTGTGGAGCAGTACGACTTAAATGGTAACTTTATAAGAGAATATAAATCAATAAAAGAAGCTGCTGATGTAGTATGCAAAACATCTACTTCTATCTCTTCTGTTTGTAAGGGTATTAGAAAAACAAGTGCTGGGTTTATCTGGAAATATAAAAACTAAAAATAATAATGAATACTAGCGAATATATATCTCCTGAAACAATAATCTTTAAAGCGGCTGCAATGGCCGGTGATAAAGACTATAAAATATTACCAAAAGGATTTTACGTTTCTCTAATACAAGATGCTTTCAGAGAATTAAACATGGATTCATTCTTTGACGAGCAACGTGCTGATTTTGATTTTCCATACGACAATTTAACACATAAACTTCCTTCAGGATGCTTCAATATACTAAATATATACATGTACTCTGGAGAGTCTTGCGATTTTAATGAAACAAAAAAGGTTTGGTGGAAAAGAAATTACTTTACTAGAGGAAGAGGATTTGTAGCTAATGATAAGGGTAATAATGGAAATGACCCATTCATGCAAAATCACACCGATATAAATGCCTTTGCAGATAAATCTACTATTAGGTATTTCGGAGGAGATGCAGTGAATAATGTATTATACTATAATGTTCAACTAGGAAACATCATGTTCAGCTCATCATGTAGAAACGCAGGAACAAAAGTACACATTCATTACAGTGGCACCGGTGGTGATATCACAGAAGCTGAAATCATACCTGTATATTTCCAACAGGCTATTGAAGATTTTACAACAGAAGCAGCACTTAGATATAGAATTGCTAATGAACCATCCAACGCAAGAGTATGGATGCCATTACAACAAATGTATGAGCGTAGACTTGATAAAAACGGATTTAACGGCTCTTGGGCAGTAGCTTTACAGAGAGTTAGAGATATGAATACATCTCAAAGAGATGAACTAGCAATATATATGAGAAGAGGTCAGTGGGGAAGCGGATTATAATCTATTTACAATATGAACCAAGAAAATCAACCACATCATTTATCGACATATTCTAAAGGAGCAAACGTAGATGTTGATCCTGAATTAGCATTTTCACAACCTGCTACAGGAGTGTATTATGACGGCAGAAACTGCAGACCTGTTTCTATCGATGGTAATACCGGTGGGTTAGAAAAGATAAAAGGTGAGGTTATAATACATTCAAACACCACCTCTGCAATTGGTTATAAATGTATAGGGGCTAGAGCTGTTAATGACAGTAAAGTTGAGTTTTGGGTTCCAATAAACCCTGCTTTTCCAAGAATAGTTCGTATTAATGGAGTTATTGTATTGCAATCCATAAACTTTGATTTAAGAACTGATTATCCATTACAAATTGATGTTAATGAGGATTTCGATAAAGGTGAAATTTTCATTACAGATAACAGGATACCTCCATTTATCTTTAATATTAAAGATATGTTGGACTCTCTTATCTCTGACCCAAATAAATATTTCTCAAACTTCGACCCATTATTATATCAAATTAACTTACAGTCACCGCTAGACATACCTGTATTTATAGAAAACGTAAACGTAGGTGGTGGAGGGGGATTACCTGTAGGTCATTATCAATATCAAATAAGATATTCTTCTAAGGAAGGTGATAGAACAGGTTGGTCCCAGGCTACTCCTATGATTCCTATTACACAGTCTTTATCTAGTGAAAGTAGGATATATCCATGGGTAAAAACTTACGGTGGACCACCTAATCCATCATCAGTAACAGCCTTTGCTCCTAAATTAAGATTTAGAGTAACAAATATCTATAATTACGATTACATTGAGATAAAACGTATATCATACAATGCAGGCGCAGGCCTTGACTTTACTCCAAATGGAGTGATAGTAGCAAAGATAGAAATATCTCCAAATGAAATAAGTGTACGAGAATATGTAGACCCTCAAGAATCAAACACTAACATCGCACTATCTGCTGAAGATGAATCAAGAACACTCGTAGAAGTTGAATCAGCGAAATCAATTCGATATGTTGATAGACGATTAGTTTTAATGAACGTAAAATTAGCTTCTAAGGAAGCTGAATTGCAATTCAAAGAGATTAATGGTAAGCAAGGGTTTCCTGTAATAGACAAATTATATAAGGCAGGATATAACGATCCATGGAATCATACTTATAAGAAATCAGCAATGAGTGGAGAGGTGTATGGTCTCGGTGTAGCTGTATACGATGGTGTTGGCACTAAAGGTTTTACTACAGAAATACCACAGTTAAAAAACTATCAATTTCCTAATAGACGCGATGCTATCTCATCAGAAACGAATGATTATTCTTTAAGAGGCACAGTAAAAGCAGCAGATTCTACGGTAGCAGCAGTAACTCAAACACATGAAGTATTTGACTTAGGAGACCCTACTTTTAAATCCAACGAGTGTGACTTTAAAAATATTGTACATCCAGGAAGAATAGCTGGTATAACAGGCACGAGAGGTGAACCAAAAGTAACAGAAGACTGCGATGAGACAAATGCAGAGATAGAAAACCACGGTGCTGACGTAACCGCTGCACTTGTATCTGTTTCTTACCAACCATACACACCGGTGCGTCAAAATGACCCTGATGTTTCAGGTCATAACTATGTAACAACAATAAAAGTAGCTAAAGGAGATGTTGTTGGAGACCCAATCACAGGAGCACCAATACCGTCAACAGATGCTTATAATTTTAGACCAACTGGATTCTCTCCTGACTACTACGCAAAAGGATTAGTTGTTGCAGGTATACAAAACTTCCCTAAATGGGCAAAAGCATTCTCTATTGTTAGAACAAACGCAGCTAAGAGAGTATTATGTCAAGGTTTAGGGTATTATGCTTTAACTAAAGGTAAATTTAAAACATTAACAGACCAAAGCCTTGGAGGCAAAGAACAAAACAAATTCTGGTTCTTTTCTCCAGATATAGAAACAGGAATTGTATCTAGTGAAACAGTTAATGATATCATAGATAACCCACAAAATTACAAGTTACAATTCGTATCTCCATTAGGATTCTTTTCTGAGTTCTTTGCAGCGGAAGATAACATTGCTGTTCCGGGAAGAGATAGAGATAGATGTATTGACATGATATCATACGCAAGGATGCTTAGAGACCTTGCAGCAGATCCAAATAATCAGATAAATCCATCAGAAGATGCTAACATGGGTATATCTGGAGGCGATGGCTATAACTATATCAGACATGATAAGTTTAGAAATCTAGGTCAAGACCCATTAACCTTCGGTGCTCATTCTGATAAAGGAAACAGACTTGTAGATATCGCTCAAGTAAGAAGAGTTGCTGACGGAAGAGGTACATACATAGAGATTGAAACAAATATCAATGTTTACGGAAAAGCTTCTGTTGGAGGTAATTCTGAATCTAACTTTGAAGACTCAGGACTTCAAGATTGGACAGAGCCATTATACATAATTAATATTGTAAGAGTTGGAGCGCAGATAAATGACCAAAATATCCAACAATATAAACAAACATCACACTATCAGAAATTAGAATCTATCATTGGTAGAACAACAGGCTTGGCCGGTGAGAAATTCCAACTTGTAGATGAAAGATGGGAAGACAGCATCCCTGCCCCTCGCTCTACAGACTTCGGTGCTAACGTAGATAGATACATATACATCAAAAAACCAGATGGTGTAGTTCAGAAATGGATTAACGTAACGTATAAAACATTAACTCAGAGAGCAACTATTTTATCAGACATCACGTCATTAGGTTCTTACAATGGTGATGTTTACGGAATGTATACACATACCAATATTGATAACTTAGATAGATTCTTTGAGTTACAATTTGATGTACCAGGTTCTGTGCCACCTGCAAATTCATTAGTCATTATAAAATACGACGACACAGCTCCGATTAGAGTATTCGGTTTCGATACCTATGTAGGAGAAACAATATTTGCGCCAATAGACAAGCAATCTGCAGCGAAAGACAAGGCAGCAGAAACACAATTTGCTTTAGGTATAGGATTGCCGTTTAAAAACTTTAAAATAAATTCGAGACACTATACAATCAGAAAAGCAGGCGCTGCAGTAAATGCAATCCAAGATGAAGTATGGTTTAAGCTAGGCTTTTTAAGGCAACTATGCGTGATGTTTACCGTAGAGTCAAGGTCAGCATGTCACTTAGCGTACAATTCATCATATCCTAATCAATTCTTCCCACTGATTAATTACGTCATGAGACCTAATCGATGGGATATCGATAAAACGATAGTAAACAACGGGCTTTACCAAGATTACGAAGATGATTACGGTGCGGACGAAAAGAATCAATGGAAATGGGGTGGATTTAGATTCTTACAACAAATAAATCCTGATTATTCTACAGAACCTAGAATAGAGTTTTTCTCTAAACCAAAATTCGGATTCATTGAGAAGACAGAGTTTAGAACAAGAATAATGTGGTCTCTCGCAAGAGCTATTAATGTCCAAGATTCTCCTGGATTAAAAACATTCCCAGCAAACAATGCTTTCGATATTGATGATGATCAAGGTGAAATAAAATACGCTTGGGATGCAACTTCAGAAAGAGGAGAGAATATTTATGCATTAACAGAAAAAGGTATTTGTTTACTGTTAACTAAAAAATCAATATTATCAGACCTTAACTCAGGTGAAATAGGTTACATGGCTTCTGATTCTTTCGTTAAAGCACAGCTGTGGATTACGAAAGACACAGGTATAAGCGATGAGATGTGGAGAGGTGTAGCAGAAGGGTTTGTTCCTGTATCAGAAGGTGATGATAGCTCAGCACGACAAGAGGCTATATTCTTCCCGAATAAAGACTCTGTATTTATGTTCAACGGAAGCTTCTGCAGAGATATTGGTAGATTAGATTACTACAATAAAATTTACAATGAAGGCTTGACTAAAGTTCAGCCAGGCATACAAACAGAGATGGCAGCCGTGTATGATAGAAGATATCAAGAATATTGGTTGTATATAGGAGGAGACGCAGATAAATTATTCGTATTTGGTAAGCAAACAATGGCATTCTATGGCGAGTATGATTATAGATTTGATAGAATATATTCACAAGGTAATGACACGTATGGAGTGAAAGATTTACATACTTTTAAATTACATGAAGGTTACACTATCAACAACTCACCAATCATATTTGAGGTTACTCAAGGCGCTGCTCCTGAGCAATTCTGGGGTAAGGAGTTTATTCGCATGAGAATAAATTCTCCGAAAACACAAAAACCTACACGCATAGAATTTTACAAGAAAGATTTAAACACATTGCAATGCTTTGTAGATAATACTCTTGGAACAATGTATTTAAAATATTATGATGGATGGGAAGCATTTATTCCTAGAATTTTAGGCTCTGTTGATATAAATAGACCAAGACTTCAAGATAGATTGATTTTTTACAAAATAATTCATAATTTAGCGTCAGAATTTACATTAACAAACACATCTATTCAATATAAAAAATTAAAGTAACATGGCATGGTGGGCAGCATTAGCAAAAGGAGCAGGTAAATCCGGTGGTGGTAAATCAGGCGGAGGACTTGGTGGTATTATCCAAAAAGGTGTAGATGTTTCTAAAAGGTCTACACAAGCGGGCGTTAGCGGCATAACATCGCTAGTACAACAAATCCAAGCAAACAAGCTGAAGAAAAAGGCAGACGCAGCTTTTCCTGAGTTAGTTGATCCTAATCAAGCAGGTTACTTAGCTGAGCTAAATCAAAAAAGACGTTCTATAGAGACTGGAGCCGACTTTGCAGCAGGGATGCAGTCTGTAAACGCAGCGCAAGCAGGAACAAACGAAGCCATAACAAGAGCTGCAGGAGGCGATGTGTCAGGAACAATGCAAGCATTATTACAAGCACAAGCAGGAGCTTCGGCAGCTAAAAACCAAGTATTAGCTCAAGGTCAAAATCAACAAATGCAGTATAATACTCTGTATGGAGACTTATTGGACCAAATAGCAGGGAGAAAAATGCACTTACAGTTAACTAGAAATAGAGATGCTAGAGCTGAATGGGCTGCTAAACAATCAAGAGCTAATCAAAACTTTATGGGCTTCTTAGGCGGAATGCCAGGCATGGGCAAGAAAGGTGATTTAAGTCAGTCAGCAGGCACACCTTCAGTAACAACAACTGCTCCAACTGATAACGGATGGCAAAATATAGCTAGCGTTATTCCTAAGAATACATCAGTAAATTCTCAATACCAGACACCTGAGTCAGCAGGAGTTCAGCAAAAAAATGTACAAATAGCAGATGAGTCTAAGAATACGCCATTTGTTGATTCTGGTATAAACATTATTAAAAAATAATATGCCAGACACTTCAATATTAGATAATATCCAAGGCGTAAATGAGCCTCAGTTAACAACGGAAGATGTATACAAATCACCGGCATCAGGTTTATCTCCTGCCGAACAAGATGCATATAATGATTATATGAATCAATATAATCCTGTAACTCCTCAACTAAGGACACAAGATTATTACCCTGCTTTAGGAGAACCAATTAATGTGGGTAGCTATTCTGGTAGTTGGAAAGGTGGAAGTATTAGTGCAGCACAATACGTTCCATCAGGAGCCATTGTTCCTATTGGAATGTTCGCAGCTAGAGACAAAGCTATACAAGACGCAGCTTTAGCAAAAGCTAAAGACGTAGCTGACTTCAGAAAAGGTTTAAAAACAAATGCTCCGATATCTAAGTTAACAGGTATTAACGAAGAACTAACAAATGAATATTTCAAGTATATCGATGATTCTTGGAATAAAACATTAAAAGCTACAAATAACGACCCAAATAAAGCTAAATACATGCTTGAGAATGATATTAATTTTCAAAAAGGATTAAAGTCATTTCAAGATTTAAAAGCAACCGGAGATGCTACGTTTAATAAAATTGCAGATATACAGGACAGAATTGCTAATAAGCAAATGATTGTATCTCCTCAGTTAAACGATGCAATGAAAAATGTTCAAAAGGCTTTAAATCCTAAAAGTCCTGAATTTAAAAACCTTTCTCAGTATGTCCTTCAAATGGATGCAGAGAGAGAGTTTAGCGATGCATTGAATGAAACATTAAAAGGCATTCAAATGCAGCAAGACGCAAAAGCAGGTATTGACATTAATGATCCGGATTACATCAAAGAATACGAATCTACAGAAAAATATTATACACCTGAATCCATACAATATGCTACAGAAGCATTAAAAGATATTTACTCTAGCAGTGGAATATATAGTCCTGAAGAAGTTGAATCAAGAGTAAAAGCAGCTATGGCCGCTATTCAAAGAACTAAGAAAGTTTCAGCTAAAGCAGGTCCTTCAGGAGCAGGTGGTGTTGAATTAATCGATGCTAAAGATATTTCCAAGGAGCCTGTGTCTTTACTTGGAGCAGTGAAAAGAACAGAGGGTGCTGAAGCTAGAGAAGGAAATTTCTCAGCATTCGAGCACTTAGCACTTAAAAAACCGGTTTCTATAGTTATACCTGGAGGTGCAGATGTTACGGACATGAATACTGGTGAGAAAAGCAAAAATAAATCAGTTAGAAATGCTAAGGTTGGTACTATTTTTAATGCTTATACATATAAAGGTCAATTAGTAGATGATGAGTTTATTAAGAGAGAAGATATTAAAGGGTTGGCTAAAGTAACTCCAATGGTATCTGTTATATTTACAGAAAAAGATGATAAAGGTACGGAATACGAAACATCCGGAATAGTACCTTTAAACCAAGTAAAAAACGCAATGCTTGGCAAGAAAAATCAAAACAAAGAAACTATTGATTATTACGAAAAGTCAGCTCAAGAAAGAGAGCAGTCTTTAAAGAAAGGTAAAGCATCAGTAACAGAAACACAATCTAAAGGTGGTGGATATTCAATAAATGGTAAAAACTACACTTTACAGGAATTAAAAAATTTAGGATATACTGAAGAGCAAGTAGCTCCATATAAAGTGAAATAATTATGGAAGAAAATAATGTGAAAGACCCATTGGGGATATTAGGTAAAAAACCTACGCAGTCACAAGAAGACCCGTTGGGTATATTAAAAAAAAAAGTAGAGCCCACACCTTTACCGTCAAGTTCACAATTACCTTTGGAAGGTGGTACATCAGGATTAACAGCTACTCCTTCGGTATCCACAGACACTCCGACTGAAACGTACACTGTAAAACCAGGAACGTCATTTAATCCATTTGCAGAAGCACCTAAAATGGCTGGCCAAAAGACAGCCCTTGGAAACACATTGACTCCATCTACCGAAATAAGACCTGTTACTACAACAGCAGGTTCAACCCCAACTGCTGAAAAAACAGTCAATATACCAAAAGAAAAAGAATCTACTTCTATGTTAGAAGATTTATCATCTTCTTTTTTAAGAGGTTCTTCTAGGTTAGGCTCTATGTTAGCCAAAACCCCTGCGTTTATTTACGATATAGCTGCTTATCCACAAAATAAAATAGCTGAATTAACTGGATTAGATATATCAGCATCATCAGAAGAATTAGCTAATACACTTGGTTTACCAGAAAACGAAATAGCGAAATATTATGATAATGCAGTGGCTGAAAGTCAAAAAAAGCTAAATGAAAAATATGATAAAGGTATAACAGATTATTTTAAATCAGGAGACTACTCAAAAGCTTTTGGTTTATTGGCTAATTCTGTGGTAGAGAGTGCACCAATAAGCATTTCTTTAGCTTTAGGTAACGCTGCAGGATTAACAACAGCTCAATCAATAATGGGTGGAGGAGCCGTCTTTGCAGCAGATAAAAAATCAGAGTTAGATACTCAAAACCCAAATATGACTGAGTCTTCTAAAGTAGAAAATGCTTTAGCTAATGGTCTTTTAGAGGGTGTGTTTGAGAATTTCGGTGTTACCAAATTAGGTAGCATGACTAAGGATATATTATTAAAAGAAGGTGTTGAACAAGGTAAAGAGATAGTTAAAAATGGTTTTAAAGAAGTTTATTTACCTGTACTTAAAAAATATATTGGAACAACTGCAGAAGAAAGTATATCAGAAGCCGCTACTCAATACGCTCAAAATGCAGTGGATAAATTCTCCGGAGCAAAGCCAAATATAGATTTAATGGAAGGCGTATTAGACGCTGCTATAATTGGATTAGGTTCAGGCGTATCAATGTCTTCTGCTCCTGCAGCATTGGAATTATCAAGAACAAGGGACGGGTTTAAAAGAGCTGTTGAAATTCAAAGTGAAAAACAAGTATTAGAAAATGACTTAGTATCAGAAGCTATACCTTTAGAGTCAAAACAAATACTTTCTGATAAACTAAAAGATTTAACATCCGAGGAAGCCGATTTAGTTAAATCAGAAAAGATAAAATATGAATCATTATCATCTGATCAGCAAAAATCAGTAGATGCTCTAATTGATAAAAAAAGAAAATTAATTGATGGAATTACAAATATACCTTTATCAGAGGATAGTAAATCTATTCTTCAGAAAGATTTAGATAATATAGATAATGAAATTGAATCTATATATTCAAATCCAATGAAGGAACAAGAAGAAGCTTTAAACGAAGAAGAGTATCTAAAATCAATACAAAGCGAATTAGAGGCTAGAAAGAAACCTAAAGTAGAAATACCTGAATCTGAAAATAAAATGCAGCGTGAGGGTTTATTTGAGGTCGATGACACTCAAAAAGCACAGCCTATCGAATTGCCTGTAGAAACAACTCAGGCCGCACCTGAAATCACTACCGAAGAAAAACCAGCTCAAGAAATTAAAAAAGAAGAACCTACCGTAAATGTAGACGATAAGATAGCTGAAGTTCAAAAGAAAATACAAGACAATAAGCAGAATTATTTTAACGAGAAAATCTCTTATGTGGATTACAGGAAGAACAACGATGCTTTAGAAGCTGACTTAAAAAAATTAGAATCAGGAGAACAAGTAGAACAACCTAAAATAGAAGAAAATGTCAATCAAGAAAACATCCAAGGGATACCAAGTGAAATCGGAATCGGGGAAAAACCTATCCAAGCCGAACCTATCGAAACCACAAGCGCAGAAGAGACTACAGCAGGTGGAGTTCTTCAAGCACCAGAAGAAAAAGTAGTAGAACAAGTTGTAGCAGAAAAAAAACCTACTCCAACCAAAACACAAGCTCAAATATCCGCTGAACAAACAATAGCTGAAGAAGAAGATACAGAACAGGATAATGTAACAGAAGACGCAGCTACTGTTAAAAAAATGGATGATGACGTAGAAGTTTTAAAAGGATACAATAAAGAAAAATACCCTAATAAAACACCTGCTGAACTAAAAAAACTCATTGAAGATAAGTATGTAGGCGTACTAGCTAGAGCATATAAAGCTAAAATGGACGGTAAAATATCAGGTCCTACATACACAGCATATCGTAATGAGCTTAATAAAATGATGGAAGAAAAGCTCCGTCCTTTTACTAAAAAAGTAGCTACCGGAGCAGAGGGAGATAATATTAAAAAAGGAGAGTTAAAAGCTCAGGTAGTAGCCCTAGGAGAAATGGTAAAAGAAAAATTACTTGGCGAGGGATATAAAAACCTAGCGTTATCATCAGCTATACCAGGAGCAAGCCCTGAAATTATTAATAAGTTAGTAGACCTAACAGTAAAAGGCGTTAATTTCGCTATCGATGCCGGTTATGGAGTTAGAGAAGCCACACAGATAGCTTTAGATAAAATAAAGACAAATCCCGTATATAAAAAACTATATGAAAGTGGAAACATTGATGAAACTAAGTTTAGAGACAGTGTAGAATCTGAGTTATCTAAAGCTAAAGCTCAACCACAGCCAAAAGCTCAGGAAAAGCAAGCTGAAGAGCAAGAAGCTGAAACAGGTAAAGAAGTAGAAGCGGCTGCCGAAACAGGAATGCCTGTGATTACTCAGGAAGATATAACTAAGGAATCAAAAGGTAAAAGAAAACAATCTCAACGAAGAGAAGAAAATACTACGTATGACGAGATAAATAAAATGATACCTCAAGAAGCTTCGTTTTATCAAAAGATGGATCAGGAGCAAATCAGAGAAACCATTAGGACTTACATCAATGAATTAGAAGCTTCCAATATGATTATGGATGCAGCTAATTTAATGTTAGATGAAAACGCTAAGAAGCCAATGCCTCCTGAAATGGTTCATACATTCAACTTGTTTTTAGTTGATAGAATGAAAACTTTAGCTAAAGAGGTAGATAACCCTACATTAAAGCAAGATTTATTAAACAAAGCTTCTAGATTAAGGGAGAATAATGATAAAAACACTACTACCATAGCAAAATCATTAGCTAATCTGTACATTCACACTAAAGAAATGATGTCTTCTCCGGAAGGCGTGCAAGCAGCCTCTGAGCAAAGACAGATAAATGCTATTGATAGCTATTTGAATAAAAAACAAAAAACAGCTTTGGAAAGTGTAGCAGAACCCGTAAATTCGCTTATTAATTCAGAAGAATTTGCTGAAGAAGTAAGAAAGGCTACTGAACAAAAATTAAAAGACATTGCTGAGAAAACGAAAGGTAAGGATTGGGTAAGCAAAGTAGATGCTTTCGATGATTTAATAACAACAACAGAAGATTGCTAAAATAATATGAGTGTAAAATGTAATATACAAGACAGTCAGGAAGCTTATAACCATGGTGTAAAATCATTTAAAGAGGCATTTCTTCAAACACAAGGTGACACTACTAAATCATTGAAATATGCTATGAATGAAGTGAAGGCTAAATTTCCAAATTTAGACTTTGACCCAAAATCATTCACCGATCCAATCATAGAAAAAGGAAAAAAAAGCGGAGTGATACCAGCTAGCTACACCTTTGATAAAAAAGTAAAAACTCCTTCTATAGAGAAAGGTAAGGAAAACATAGAGGCGGCCAAAAAGAAGTACGAGGAAAAAATAAAAGACATAACTGATAAGGTAGAAGGAGCTAATAAAGAACAAAAAGCATCTATGGCTAGGTCTCTAGCTGAGAAAGCAATCCAAACAGGATTTATCAACGATGCTGACGTTAAAAAAGCATTTGCTGAAGCAGTGAGGTTGCCGGTAGAGGTATCCGAAGAGTTCGATGCTGCCGTAGAAAAATTACAGGTAGCGAATAGAGAGTTAGATACCATAGATGTGGAAATGTCAAAGCTTCGAAATGAAGTAAAAGACCTAAAAAAAGAAGGTAAGTTTACCGAAGAGCAAAATAAATCTTACGACGAAAAACTAAGAGCCTTAGTAGATAAAAAGAAGAAAGCCGAGGACAACGCTACAAAAGCAGCATACGACCTTAACGTACTGATGCCGCCAAGCTCATTTTGGTATTACGACATGGTATCAGCAGCAAACCTTAACCTGATGAAAGGTGTATCATTGATAAACAACTTAACAGGTGGTTTATCAGACACGGCAATACGGTTGATGGGTAATTTCTCATCAGAGGTATTATCTCTAGGCGTAAACTCTATTATACGTAAACAAAATCCATTACCATTCGGAAAAAGAGCATTAGGGTCTATACAGCAGCGTAAAAAGATAGCTATGAAAATAGCATCTACTCTGAAGTATGGTAATGCAGACATCAGAGACTTAGCTCCTACAAACACGTTAGATGCTGTAGCTAAGCTAAGACAAAAAATAGAAAACACACCAACTGCTAAACTTAAAAAGATGGCAGGTTTTATATTAAGAGTACATCCGGATGCCGTATCAAGAGTTCTTGGAGCTACGGATGCCGCCTTTAACACTGCTATATATTTCGGTGAGTTAAACAGTATTGCTGAATCTAAAGGATTGAAAGGATTCGATAAAACAGATTTCATAGAAAATCCAGACGCAGCATCAAAAGAATTTGCTAAGAAAAAAGCAGACGAGGCTACATTTAAAGGCGAGTTTATATTCGGTAACAACGTAGTAAAAGCACTTAAAGTAAATCCTTACAGTCTTCAAAAAATGCTAACAGAAGAGCAGGGTGTTCCTCCTCTAGCAGCAAAATTATTAGTAGGAACATTACATTCAATAAGTGTCGGTGTAATGCCATTCGTTAAAACACCGATAGCCATCTTTAACTCAGCGCAGAAACTATTACTACCTGAATACGCTATGCTGAGTGGAGCGTTAAAAGCCTCAAGGGAGAAAGACCCTAATATGAGGCAGAGGATTGTATACGAAGCTACTGGTAATTATGTAGCTGGAACAGCATTAAGATACGCAGCCATAAACATGATCGCTAATGGATTAATGTCAGGCGCTTATGGAGATGATGATTTCGACGCAGCAGATACAACAGAGAAAGTAATGGGTGGTCCGAATAGAATAAACATCTCCGCATTCATGAGAGGAATAGCGTTTCAAGGATGGTCATCGAAAAAAGGAGATACTATCATAGAATTAAAAACAATGGGTGTTCCGGGTGTTGTTCTCGGAGCATACGCACATGCTTTCCATGGACAAAACAATAAACAGAAAATGTCCAATGAGATTATGTCTATCGAGCAGGATATAAAACTACTCGGAGCTAGTTTCCAATCATTCGTAGACAATACCTTCCTGTCAGGTACAAATCAACTTTTACAGGCATTAACAGATAAAGAAGGTCATAAATGGAATAAATTCACAATAAACCTTGCCTCTGTATTATTAGGAGGCGCAGTACCATCAACAGCTCAAACATTCTCTACGCAAATGGATGAGAATGTAAAACAACAGTACAATAAGGACCTAGATTACGGTGAAAATTTAGCAAATATACTAGGTTATAAATTCGCCTTCCAATCCAAAGATTTAAAAAACAAATACTTCAACTTAGCGGCAGAAAACGAGGCTTTAAAGAAAAAGAAATACGTGTTTTTTGATAACTACTTAGGAAGGGTAATCGCAAATAACGTTGATTTCCTTAAAATGTCAGAATTAGATAAGGATACGCCTGAATACAAGCTTTACGAATATACTCAAAGCCTTAAAGAGGAGAATAGACCTAAACTATTCCCTAGTGCCGTAGAAAAGAATGTAAACGTTTCATACACTGAAAGGGTAAACGGATTAAGGACAACTAAGTCAGAAAAAGTGAAGTTAACAAATGAAGAGCATGAATATTACATGAAACAAGCTTCTCAATACAGACTTATGCTAGTAACCCCTTACATCATGCAGGAAAAGTTCAAAGATATCCCTTACGATGAGAAAATAAAAGAAATGGCTAAATTGTACGAGTCAGGAAAAGACATGGCTAAAAAAGACCTTATGTCTCAATTCCCAGACCTTACAAAAAGAGTTAAGACGGAAAAAGTAGAAGATGAATCTGATTTATAAAAACATCTTGAAAAAACTTTAATAAATAAAAAAATATAATTACATTTGCCTTATGAGTTTACAGCTTAAAATATCTGCAATAGAAGAAAATAAATCATTTGTCGTTACAGATTGTACCGGTAAATACTCTTCTTCAAATCAAGGAGGCTTTGGAGCACCAAACATCCAAACGTCAGATATAGAAACATCAATATTATTCATCACCACTCCAGATAAAACAGAGTTTCAAATAAATGTATACCCAGACTTTCCAAATAAAGACGGTATCGCATACGAGATACTTCCATACATGTTAAACATGCAGGAAATAGAAAGCGGTGAGTATAATTTAAAATTAGTGATTACAGGCACAGATAAGAAAGGAGTTAAATTTACGAAAACAGCATACCATACTCAGTTTATGACAAAAACAGTATCATGCTGCATTGATAAAATTATCTCAAAAAACATCGGAACCACAGACAAACTTAAAAAACAAGAAATGATTGAGTTGAACGACTTACTTAAATCTCTTGAGTACAGTATTGACTGTGGAAGAATGAATAGAGCTACTAAAATAGTAGATCTACTTAAAGAAACATGTTCTTGTTGTGATTGTAAAAACTAATTAAAAATTATCATAAAAACTAATTAAAATGAACTGCGAAAAGAAAACATTTTGCCAAAAGGTAGTTTCTAAAATAGGGATAAAAGGCCCTCAAGGCCCTCGTGGTCATCAAGGTATCCAAGGCCTTCAAGGCCTTCAAGGTCCTCAAGGTTCTCAAGGTATCCAAGGCCCTCAAGGTCCTCAAGGTCAAGGCGGCAACTTTGATGTCACAATAACTCAACCTGATCCAGAAGGATTACCTTTTGTTTTAGGTACTTCTATAACAGGAGGTACAGCCCCTTATACTTATGAATGGTCTATTGCTGATACTTTAGCAGGATCTGGACGCAATGCTTTCGGTATATCAGGAGCATCTAACTTATCTACTGTTACTTGGGCAATCAATGAGCCAAATTCGTTTTTTGTAGCAGCAATATCTGGAGCTGGAGGGGTTTCTTTAATGAAAGTTAAAGTTACTGATGCTAATGGTGCGATAGCCAAAGATACTTTTCTTCTTATTGAGGTAACAGCAGCATAATTATAACCTAATAAAATATATGAAATATGTGCAAAAATAAAAAATGCACCGGAAACTGCTATAAATGTTCAAGCGACAATCAGTATGACAACATTATAGTTCAATTACAATCACAAGTAGATGCTCTTACAGAAAGCATTAAGCCGTTTATCTGCGGACACCCTATCTTACTAATAGAGTCAGCTTCGGATATCGCTCAATTCGACACTGATGGTTACGGTGTAGGATGTTGGGAAGGATGGGCTATCTGTAACGGTCAAGCGTATATGAACCCTCAAACGAAGGTAAATTTCACCACTCCGAACTTTACTGATAGATTTATCGTTCAAGCAGGTGGTTCATATTCAGTTGACGACACAGGAGGTTCAGACACAGTTGCGTTAACAGTAAATGAATTACCTGTACATACACATGGTATTACTGATAATGGGCATACACACAATTTAACAGACACAGGGCACAATCACCCTGTAGATGACCCTGGCCATGGCCATGCTGGATCAGGAGGAAGTCATACGCATACATTCACTACAAGTACAATCGGTGGTCACGAACACTCAACTGGTGTTATTGGAATTACTGACGGTGGAGGAGGAACAGGTGCCAACGTAAGAACAAGCTCTACAGCAAGTGGAAATTCTACAAGTACAGACGGAGCTCATAGTCACAGTGGAACAACAGACCCTTCTTCAGCAGCAGTGACTGTAAATTCATCGTTTACAGGTGTTCAAACACAAAATGCCTTTATTGGAATAACAGAAACAGACTCTAATACAACCGGAATAACAGTAGATGATGCAGGGAATGGAGATGCTCACGAAAACAGACCTCCTTATTTCGCTGCTCTTTATGTAATAAAAATGTGGTAAATGAAGTGTTTAGACGAAATAATATGCGAAGCAAAATGCTGTTCTACGGAATATGCAGCTAAATTTGCGGAAGATAAGACATTTGGTAGAGATACTGATAACTCAGACTACTTTATGTTAATGATGTATATTGATGTTTTACAAAGAAACACGCCCTCATTTATTAAGCTTAAAGCAAAAGTTACTACATGTCCTAAAAAAATATCATTTTCTTCTTTGAAGAAAGAAAATAATAAACTATTTTTGGACATCCGAGAAGCCGTAAAATGCGTTGACGTAAAATTAGATGCCTGTCTATCCGATGCTGAGTTATGTAAGATTATAGAGGAAATAAAAGTACTTTGTAATCAATGCGAATGTAATTGCAATTAAAAAATCATATAAAATGCCTTACGAAGATAATCAAACATACGCTAAATATTTAAAGAAAAAATGTTTAGAAGAATCTGCAGGTTGCGGAGAATGCAACGACTGTAATGACTGCTCAGAAGGATGCGAGGAAAAATGTTCTTGCTGCCCTGCTGGATTAGTAGCTGTTTATGACGCTGAAGGAAAACATCAAGGATGTTTAACGCCTGCCGACGCTGAGCTATTCCATGATAATACATTTACATGTCAATCAGGATATGTTAAGTTGTACAATAACTCAACAAACGAGTTCCTTGGATGTGTATCTGAATCAGAGTTTGCAGCATTGTATTCTACAGTAAATACTATAGTAACATAAAATTAATTAAAGAAAATGGGAGAAATTTCAATAGCATCAGAAGCTACAATGTTAGCAAGCTTACCTGCAGCAGGTACGGTAAAATTATTCATCAATACTGATAAAAACAACGTGCTATACTACATTGATAGCGCTGGAAATATCAGAATGTATAGCTACGGAGACACTTCACTAGAAGACTGTTGTTCTTGCGAAATCGCAAAACAATGGATGGATAGAGTAACATGTGCGTTAAATTCAGGAATGATTACAGCTACAGACTTCGGGACATTAATAAATTCCGGATTAACCGTGTCTGCAACAGAAACAACAGACCCTGAAACAGGAGCCAAAACATGCACTGTAAACGTAGGCCCTCAAACACCAGCGCAAATTGCTGTAACAGGATTATCAATTACAGTACCTGCAACTACTGAAGCAGCGTTAGGAATAGGAGCTTCTCTACAGATAGTAGCTTCAATAACACCTCCTACAGCTCCTCAAGGAATTGTATGGGTATCTTCAGATCCTACTATCGCATTAGTTACTAACACAGGCCTTGCTGTAGGCATTTCTGCAGGAACAGCTACTGTGTATGCATTCTCTGCCGCAAATCCTTCTTATTCAGATTCAGTAAATATTGTTGTGTCTTAGGAATATGAGTGAAAAAGAAAGTACTAGCTTTATCTCTAAATGGTTTTACAATAACCTAATGAATGTCCTTGCAATAGCTAGCGCTACATTTTTCGGTGTTAGATTCGCTGTCAGCGAAGGTAAAGAAATCATTAGAGACGAAATAAAACCACTTGTAGATAGAGTTGAAAAACTAGAGAAACAGTATGTCTCCTTGGACGAAATAATGTCTATGAACAACGACGGCCTCCGTGCCGTTGAAGTATCAGTAACGCACTTTATAGATAATTATAACAAAGTACACCACACGGCTTTCTTAAAGCCTAACGATATAGAATTGACTACTTCAGTAAAAAAACGTAGAAGGTAATGAGTAAATATACTGTAATACTAGACGCAGGACACGGAACAAACACTCCAGGAAAACGCTCACCTAAGTTTGATGACGGTACAGTGTTAATGGAAGGTGTTAACAATAGAGAAATAGTAGAAAGATTAAAAAAAGCATTTGATGATAACTCTATTGATTATTTCGATTGCGTAGCTAGTAATGACGATATATCTTTAAAAACTCGTGTAGATAGGGCTAATGCCTTAGCTAAAACAAAAAAATGTCTATATATATCAATTCATAGTGATGCGGCCGGAGATGGCAAAACATGGCATCCTGCAAGTGGAATGTCTGTTTACACATCAAAAGGACAGACTAAATCAGATGAATTAGCTGAATTATTGATTAATGAGCTAAAGGAAAATTTCAAAAACGAGATTAAGTGGAGAACTGATAATACAGATGGAGACCAAGATAAAGAAGAAAACTTCTATGTTTTAAAAGAAACGTCATGTCCTGCTATATTATGTGAGTTTGGTTTCCATACAAACAAAGAAGAAGCTAAGTTAATGCTAACGCCTGATTTTAAAAACAAAATAGTATTATCAGTGCTTTACGCTGTAAAGAAATTTGAATTAAAAAATTAATATATGAAAAAATACAAAGTATATTGGTCAATTTTTAACTTAACAAAAGCTACTCAAGCTGAAATTGTAAATTTACAAAATGCATGGACAGGATTCTCAGTACCTATTGTTGGGTCAACATTAATAGCATCTGACGCAAAACACGCTTTTATAGCTTCTATTATCTGCGGATTGATAGATAAAGCTATATCTTGCTTATATTTAGAAGAAAAATAAACGATTATGAATGGTAATTGGTGGAAATACTTATTAATGATTCTATTTGGTATGTTTTTAATGTGTCAATGTGAGAATTATATTAAACCTGTCGAAATGGTTAATCTTGATTATGTAAAAAAAGAGCAATATGATAGTTTAAAAACTTTATATGCAGATATGCAGCAAAAGGCTAACAATAAACAAATAATCATAGATTTACTAACAAGAAAGACAGATTCGTTATCAAAGATTAAATCCGGTGTAAAATCTAAATATTCAGGCGTTAAGCAGTCCGGCAGGATAACTATTATAGAAAATCCATGTAATAAAGATTCTATACTTCACGCATACAACAACTTATCTAACCATTGCGATAGCATAAATATTGTAAACGATACAATAATATCTGTGTTAACAAACAAAGTAAATGCTTATGCTGACTTAGTGGCTTACAAAGATACATCTATCATGGCTCAGTCAAGAATAATAGAACATAAAGATCAAGACTTAAAAGCCTCTGACGCTAAAAAAAAAGCATTAAAAAAGGAAAATAACAAGTTAAAAATAAAAAATATTGTCGTAACTTCGGTAGCGATATTAACAACAGCAATAACAACCTATTTAATATTAAAAAAATAAAGACATGTCTCAATTAATTGACTTAACAATTTACTCAAGAAACAGCAATGTTTTAACTACCCCTACAGTATATGGCTTCGATGTAGAAGATATCGTTACTCCTATATTATTGAATAATGCAGGTAGAGCAACATTCTCTGCTCGTATGTTAAAAGGTTCTGATGTACAAAACAGAAACCTCGCTAAGGTAATTTATGAGGCAACAGAGGCATTAAATGCCATAGCTAGCAAATCTCCTTTTATTGTTAAGTTGACTGTCTTGAAAAGAAGAGGCGTTGATATTGCTAGTATCGAATACATCTTCGTTGCTTCACGTATTTCCGAGAATATCACTCCTACAGTAGGTGGAGGTTCTAAATTTTTCTATAACGAAGATGGTGATACTTTACCTGTAGAATATGAGGTGTTAGAAGATGTGGCAACTATTGTAGCAGCTACGACAGTAGCAAGCTCTGCTGTCCCTACGCCATTAACATGGGTGCAAGCACAAGCGATTAGAAACGCAGGATTATTAAACCCTGCTGACGGATTTAAAGTTGGTAGTTTTTATCACATCACAGACGCTGCCTTACCATTTGCTTCTGAAGGAATCGTTGTGCAGGCTATCACAGAAACAGAATTATCTGTCAATGGAGATGGTATATTCTTAAACCCTGACTATCAGACAGCAGGTGATTATTCTGGAGTACCCGGATTTAATGCTCAGCAAGGAGTATGGAGAAGTACATTAGAAGCAGGTATGGTTGATGGTGATGTTGTTATACACAACGGCCTTCACTATGTAGTATCTGACGCAACAGCTTTTGCCGGAACAAACCCAGCATTGACACCATTGGCATATACTCAGTTATCTAAAATCGATACAAATGGATATATTAGAGAGGTGGATATTGTTTATTATGACTTTAATAATGATGTTGTTATTCGACGTTTCGATAAACGTGGTAACGATGTTTCAGCTCAAGGTTTATATTTATTCCAATGGGGTAGCGATACAAAACTAAGAAACATAATAAACACTGCTGGTGTTTTAGATTGCTTAAATGCATTGCAAGTAACTATTGCTCATAACTTAGTATCTAACCAATGCTACGTGAATGCTAACATAGATACTAGCACATTATCGAGATGTAACTTCTCGGCAAATATGTCTGTTAATCTAGAAGCATCTGGTATTAACTATGTAAACAAAGAATTAACATCAGGTTACTCTAATTTTGAATCTGACTTAGACTTCTCTGATAACACTATCTGGGATGCCCCTACAAACACATTAACAATGCCAAGTAATTTTGAATTTGTAGGTATCTTTAATATTGTAAACGCAGATGCGTTGAATGACGTTGAAGTAATAACAAACTTCACACAAACGAATCATAAAATTAGATTTAACGTAGAAGATGGTTCTACTCAAGGATTCTCTCACACTGCAATTGGAGTTGCTGTAGCTGATAATTTAGTATCTGACGCAGCGGCTGTAAATACAATTACAGGAAGAACAAACGGAAGCGACTTCATTGAATATGAAAGAGCAGGAAACTTAAACAGAAGATATAACCTAGTAGTATTAGCTTAAAACATTTTATCATGCCAATTACATCATCAGAAGAAACAAGTGAAATATCTTTTAAAGATAACGCGGTAGACGCTTTTGCTAGGCTTAGAATGTCTGAGCCTGAAACTATCTTTGATAGCAAACAAATATCAGACAATCAGCCATTATTCTGGGATGACCAACAAGTAAGTGGTAGTGGCACTAGCTCAACTTATAACACTAATCAGGCTAGCACTACATTATCTGTAGGTAATTTAACAGCAGGTAAAAGGGTTAAACAGACGTATAGAAGATTTAACTATCAGCCGGGTAAATCAATGTTGATTAACAAGACGTTTAAGCTAGAAACCAGAAAAATAGGCATTAGGATAAAAGACGGTTATTTTGATGATAAGAATGGATTATTCTTTTACACACATCCTGATTCTTATGGTTTTGGAGTTAGGACTTTTACAAGCGGCTCTGCATTTGACAATCTAATACCTCAAGCAGATTGGAATATTGATAAGTTAAATGGATTAGGTTCAAGCGGTGTTGATATTACTCAATATAAAAAAGCATTATTCTTTATTGATTTTGAATGGTTGGGTGTGGGAATTATAGCCTTTGGATTTTTCTTCAATAGAAGACCTGTTTATTGTCATTTTTATGACACTACTAAAGTTGATGACTTAGTTACAATGTCTGTTCCTAACTTACCTTGTAGAACTGAAATCGAAAATGATGGTACAGGCGTGACAGCAAGTACAACTCAGATATGTGCCACAGTTATTTCAGAGGGCGGTTTAAAAGACACTGGCTATGGCTTTGGTATATCTAGGGGTGTAGCTCCATTGGTTACTTTAAACAATACAAGTATCTATCCATTGTTTGCTATTCGTTTAAATAGTAATTACTTACATTCTACTATCAAACTGTTAAACTTTAATGTAAACTGTACATCAACAGCTACTTATAATTGGTATTTACTTTTAAATCCAACGGTAACAGGAACAGCTTTATCGTTTACGCAAGTGGCTAATACAGCTATAGATGCTCAGATAAATACAACTAATGCAACAACTGTAAGCGGTGGCACTATCTTATTAACAGGTACAGCATCACAAACAAATGAGAGTGGTATTAACATTGTTAATGCTACTGACTTTGCTATGGGTAGTAGTATTGCTGGAGTTGCTGATATAGTAGTGTTAGCTGTGCAAAGAGCAACTGGAACAACTGAAACATTTTACGGTTCATTAAATTGGAGGGAACAACAATAATATGGCATATATAGTAATGACTTCAACAACAAACAGCATTAAATGTGATAATGGTGTTTATAGCGGAATAGCTGGTGCATTAGGCGTAATGCAAAAAAAAGCAACATTTAGAAAAGATGAAATATTTAGGCTATCACTAAGCCCTGATGAATCGTATGTGCAAGTTCTTTTTAAGAGTAGAACTAATGCGTACTTCTTATTTAGCTTTAATGGTTCGGCAGGTACGCTGCAAGTAGATAGCATTGATAGTGTAGCGCCAACAAGTAACTCAGATTTGTATGATAAATTAGTAACCTTATTAGGGTAATTAAACAAAATTAAAATAAAAATATTATGCCAGTAACATTAAGCGAAGCCGGTGGATTATCAGGCTCAGGAACAACAAACTACATACCTAAATGGACACCTGATGGATTTACTTTGAGTAATAGCCAAATCTTTGATAATGGTACTAATGTGGGTATAGGTACGAGTACTCCAGAGTGGAAATTAGTTGTTTATTCTGATCCCAATAATTACGCAACATTTGGAGGTCCTCGTCCTGCTATTTTTGCAGGTAGTGCAAATTGGTTGCAAATAAATGGTGGCAATTTAGGTATATCTGGTATTGCTGGTGTTAACGGAGTTAGTTTAACTCATAGTGGTATTAGTGATGGATTCCTAGTTAAATCAGACAGATCAGTAGGGCATGTAATATCTAATAATACATACGATTATATGTTCAAGTCATTTGATTCGTCAAGCGTGAATAAATTCATCGTAAATCATTCAGGTTATGCGGTTAATAGATTAGGCGTAGGAGTTGACCCAACTGCCACAATTCACGCTAAAGGCTCTAACTCAACTGGCAATCCAACGGACTTATGCGCCTTATTCGTAAACAGCTCAAATGCTGAGATATTAAAGCTTAGAAATGACAAATTAGTAATATTTCCTAGCCACACAACTGTTGAGAAAAATGCTATAGTGTCACCCGTTGCAGGTAGCGTAGTATATGACACTACATTAAATAAGCTTTGTGTGTATACAACAGCTTGGGAAACAATAACATCAGTATAAAATAAAACAATATAATATGCAATTTGAATTAAAATCAGCAAAAACAACAGGAGGTGTAACATCATTAAATGATGGCACTATGAAACAGCAAGTGAATATAGCGATAGGTCCGGTAAGATGTCCTTACAACGATGTAGCAGCTCAAAGAACAATTGATTATATTTTCTCAGAAAACTTAACTGCTAAACAAATAGAAGATGGTATCCGACCATTTGCAGAACAATGGGTAGCAACTAATTATCCTGATACAAATGATTAATTACTTTAAATATCTATTATCTAAGCCAAGTAAGTTGGTTTACTGCATTACAGCATTGCTATTCTGTGTAGCTGTTTTTGTAATTATATTACCTAGGTTAACAGATAGTATTGAAAAACTATTTGTTAGCCTTTTAATGCTAGTTATATTTGTAGTAGCACAAGCACAACCAATAAAGGAATATTTGGATAGTAAACAATGATAAGTCTGATATTTCTCGTATTAGCAGCTATTTGTAATGCAGTGATGGATAAGGTTAGTTTCCATTACTACAAGTCTATTTTCGTTAAGTATAAACCGGCTTTTTGGTATCCACAGGTAAGTTGGAAAAATAAATACATAAACGGAAATCCTTGTTACGGAAGACGTAAATTCTTAGGATTTAATCTACATCCAGCATTTACAGACGCATGGCACTTATTCAAGTCATTAATGATAGTTTTTTTGGTTTCAGCAATAATTTTTTATGATCCAATATTCTGTATGTTAATTGATTTTATTATCTTTGGCATTACTTGGAACGTAGTATTCGTTCAATTTTTTAATAACATCTTTAAACTAAAAACAACATGAATTTCGACATTAAGTTATCCGGAGAAGAGCTAAACACAGTATTAACAGGATTAGGTAAACTACCTGCAGAGACATCATTCGACCTTATCAATAAAATCCAGTCACAAGCGAAGACTCAGATTGACGAGGAAGACAAAAAGAAAAAAGAAGCTGAGGAAAAAGAATTGGAACAAAAAGTACAAGAGTACATAAAAAAGAAAAAGATTAAGTAATGCCAATTACCTATAAGGAAATAACAGATTATACTCAGTCACATTCAGTAGCCAACTACGCAGCGCTTCCGGCAGCTAATACAGTACCTAATGAACTTTGGTATTGCATTAACTCGCAGGGAACAAAATGGCTGCCAGGGTCACTAGGAGGTACATATTATTCTAACGGATGGTATTTTTCTGATGGATTAAACTGGACATGGCAAGAAACAGCTTTTCAAGCTTCTCAGGTAGATGTAGATGCAGGTGTTATTACAGATCAATTTGTAAGTCCTAAAACATTAGCTGATGCAAGCCAGTGGGGCACTAAGCAAGATAGACAAGATGAAGTATTATCAGGTGGTACTATAACAATAGGTACTTTTGGTGGCTCAGGAACAGATAATGATGTAAGAGTATCTGCTACAAATTGGTATATTCAATCTACGGAATTAAACTATTCAACAGCAGGTAATACTGATTTTTTAGACATTGCATTATCAGCAGCAGGATTACAAAGATTTGTTGCATTTTATGGAGATAACTTATCTACAATAACTAAAGTAGAAGGTACTGAATCAGAATATGCTACAATGCCAGCTACACCTGCAAACAGTGTTTTAATAGGGTATATTTTAGTTACTGACGGTAGTTTAGGAGTTGCTCCTGATTTATCTGCTTATGCTACAATTAATCCTAGAGTAAGAGTAGTTGCAAGTGAACTAATACCGACTTTAAATGTAGATACTCATGATGAATTATACATCACTGCTTTAGCAGGTAACATCACTTCAATGAGTACTAACTTAACAGGTGCATTGGCTAATGGAAGAGTTTTAGTGTTTAAAATAAAAGATAATGGCGTAACAAGAACTATTACCTGGGGAGCTAAATTTACTAATAAATATGTAACGCTTCCTACGTCAACAACAGCAAACAAAGAATTATTAATTTTAGTTAAATATAACTCCGCAACTGCTTTATTAGAAGCTTTTGCATGGATTGAACAACCTTAATAATTATGCCTACAAGAACAGTATCAAATGCCGGTGGAAATTGGGACTCAGTTGGAACTTGGGTTGAAGGAGCTGTGCCCACAAGCGCTGACGACGTTGTGTTTACTGCAACAAGTGGTAATGTTACGGTAAATGTCGCAGGACTTACGCGTGGTATTAATTTCGCAAACTATGTCGGAACTATGACTTTTTTGGCTAATATTTCTATCATAGGCGGAGGATTAAATTTAGGAACGGGCGGATATACATTAACCGGAACCGGTGGGAGCGGTTTTGCATTTGGTGCGTCATGTTCAATTACAAGTAACGGGGTATTATGCCAACGAGGAATATCTTTCGGTGGAACAAATCAAACATATACTTTAGTTGATGTATTCGATGTTCCAAGTACGTTTGTATCAGCGACAACGTTCACAACAATTAATGGAGCAGAACTAAGAACAGGTAATATAATTCATAACACAAGCGCAATAGTGCAAGGAACATCTAAAATAGTTTTTAATAAAACGGCTACATGGTCTCACTCATCTACAGGTGTTATAAGAAATAATTTAGATATAAATTTAGTAGGCACTTTAACATTAAGTGGGACAGTTAGATACGATACTAGAACACTAACATATATTACGGGGACGGTTGTAGCTACAGGTTCCACCTTAAATATTGCAGCGTCAACAACGTTAAATACAAGTTCTGTTGTATGGAATACTATATCAACTACAACAGGAGTTACTTTAACGCTAAATTCAATATTAAATGCAAGTACTTTTAGTCAAACTGGTGGAAATGTAGTTTTTGCAGGTTCGTTTGGTTTTAATATAGGTACTTTAACAATACAAGCAGCAAGAACTCTTACTTTACAAAATAGCGTTACTTATGATGTAAACACATTAATAACTAGAAATACAGGTTCTATATCTACTATAACTAGTAACTCAGGCACGTTAAGAGCTACCTTACATTACAATAGATATAACGTAAATACCAATATTGGAAACTTTAGTTTAACTAGAATTAATGCTAGAGGAGGTTTTAGAATATTAACAGCTCAAGGCATGGTGCATACTGATTGCATGAATGTATCAAAAGGCGAAGGTGATATAACTCAAATATTAATGAATTAAAAATTATATATATGACAACGATAAATAACGAGTGGATCACACTCATGCACACAGTTGATGAACAACTTGTAGAACATAAAAGAAATGGTGTAGTAGTACAACGTAAATTCGGTGGATTAGATACTCGTATTTCTGAAGATGATAATTCAGTAATGTATTGTAAAGTATTCTATTGGGAGCGTGAATTATATCCAAATGGTAATACTATTAAAAGTGAATTAAAACACTATACGCTTACCGATTTACCTATTACAGAAGTATTAGAAAATGGTAATTTATATGAAATGTTAGCTTTACCAGTATTAACAGGTTTTATTAATAATTTAGGTTACCCAGGCATAATTAATCCAGCAAGAGAAACTCTTGAAAACACTGCTGTATTACCAATAGATGCTCCTGAAGGTTATCCATTAAGAAGAGATACAAGAGAAAAATTACCTTTAAATCCATAACAAAATGAGAACAGGGGATATTTTACATTGTACAGGTAAAGGATGGATTAGTAAAACAATAATGTGGTTTACTAATTCTAAAGTTAGCCACACTGCTTTATTTATAAGCGTTTGGGGTAATGATTATATTCTCGACTCCCAAAAAGATGGAACCAACCTAAGACCATTTGGTGAATGGATGAAGGAATATAATTATTCATACACCGTTACAAGCATGAATGTATTAAACGAAAAGTTATTCGCAACAAGAGCTATGAGAAAATGCGGTGTTACTTCTTATGATTTTGAATTATTAGTATTAAGACACCCTGTATCTATAATCTGGTCAAAAATAACAGGTAAGGAATTTGTTCCTAAACAAAAAAAGAATGAATCAAAAAGAATGGTTTGCTCTGAATTTGTTGCGTGGGCTCACTATTTTCCTAACCCGGAAAGATTTACTCCTCAAAAGTTATATGAATATTGTAGATTAAAATGAAATTTACTTATATTTACAAAAAATTACAACAATGTCAAGAAAAGTTCAAATCGTATTAGGCGCAACAGCAATGGAAATCACTCCTGAACCAGTTGCTTCAAACACTACTGAATTATTAGCTAAAGACCACATAGCTTCAGTATATAACGTTAAACTTCAAAAGAAACCATCTACAGCAGGTGTTAAATACTTAACAGCTACAACCCCATTTACATTAGGTAAAGTTGTTAGAGGTGTTACATCCGGAGCTACAGGTGTAGTTTATTCCTTCATCGGAACAGTAGGTTTAAACCTAGTTGACGTTGTAGGTGAGTTTATCGACGGTGAATCGTTAATATATAACGAGACTTACGCAGGTGTCGGTGTAGCTGCAGCGCCAGGGACATGGAATGGCGTTACAGGAGCTACATCAGGGGCTGGTGTAGGTATATCTTTCAACGTGACAGATATAACAGGAGTATACGATACTATCACAATCGCTGATCCAGGAACAGGATACTTACCTGGAGATACAGTAACTATATTGGGAGCGAACTTAGGTGGAGCAACACCTGCTAACAACTTAGTAATAACAATCAGTGGAGATACAGCTACCATAGACGGTGATATGGTTAAAGCATACAGTGATGACCAATGGAAACATCCATACGAAACAATGACTGTATTAGTAGTACACATGGATAACAACGAGAAGTTCGATATCGAGCTTCAAGATGTAACAAATCAAGCTACATGGAGCACAGGTACATTAGCTGGTCAAAACGCTGCAGAGGCAGCAATAAACGCTTGGTTATAATATGTACCCTGCATTAGAAGTAAAACAAGAAACACCAAATAATATGAGTAAGAAAATTTCAGACTTATCGATGACTCCTGCGGATAATGGAGTTATTATCTCCTACTGTAAAAAAGTAAAAAGCGAGTCAGGAGGCTCCTACGATAACTGCAGATACGAATATCCTAAAGAAGTATTCGGTGTTAGCGAAATCGACAATGCTTTCAAGAGATTCAAAGAATTATTAATGAAAGGCATGGGGAAGGAAGAAGATATGGAAGAAGATGATTAATATCATATTTTAATAATAAAAAAAACCCAGACTTATAATCTGGGTTTTTTGTTTTAGAAATCCGGAATATCGCCAAGATTGATATTCAGTGATTCATTGTTTCCTTTATCTTCAACAGGAACTTCCTTATTTTTTTTTTGAACCAAGTCTATGAGATCCTGATTCTTGATTTCTGCATTTTGCTTCTCCATGGTCTTGTAGACCTCACAGACCTTCAAATTATCATCAAACTCAGGAACCACATCCGGTTGTTTAACCATCTCACCCTTCATTCTTTCTAAGAAACTAACTTTAAAAGAAAATGGTATATCATATACCTTAACAAGTACCAGCAAATCATCTAAGTCAGCAATGTGAGTCTTTGCGTCTTCCTTGGTTAATTTAGGTCGTACTAACATCTTACCCTTTACAATAGGTATATCGCACGCCTGAACACACAATGCTTCAAATAAAGCATTGGTGTCCTCTTTTTTAAAAGTATCTATTTCTAAAAATTTTCTAGGCATAATAGTTTATTAAAATGGAAGGTCACTGTTACCTTGATTAAAAGGATTAGCACCGCCAAACGGAGCTGCAGGTGGAACAATACCTTGTGCAGGCGCTTGTTGTGTAAACGGTTGTTGAACTTGCTGAGCAGGAGCATTACCAAACGGATTAGCTACTTGTTGCTGAACAGCAGGAGCTGCTACTTGAGCTACACCACCTAACTGATGATACGGAATGGCATTCTCGTCGATATACGTTTCCCATACGTTATACGTTCTTCCTGGAGTCTTAGAAGGTTGTTTACCTCCAAACTTGATCATAATGAATGACCCTAAAGGAATAGTACTTAACTTGTCATCTAATACTTTTCCGCCACTTACGTCTACCAAAGCACCAAATGCTCCATTAGCATCTACTGTTTGTATCTCAGCTACTTTAAAAGTACCGTTAGCACCGGTAATTTCTCTTAACTTAACGAAATACCCTTCTAGTGTCGTAGGATACTGAGGGTTGTGTGAATTTTTAGTAGGTTCCCATCTTGGGTTGTTACTACTCGAAGATCCCACTTGGGTGTAACTTCTCTCTGTTGTCTGATTCTGATTCATTTGTTTTTTTTGTTTTTAGGTTTAACTTTTGTTTTTCTGTCATTTGTCTAGCAGGCTTGACTTTAATCTCTTGGCGTATATTAAATATCAAGTCCGTAAACTCTTTTAATTCTTTATTTTTTAAGGATGTCAAAGACCTCTTTAGTCTTCGCGAAGCCTGGTCGTTATCTGTAATCTCTAACTTAGCACATTCCGCAGACATAGCTACAAGACCAGAAATAACCTTATCCAAGGCTGGTAATATCTCTCTTTTTTTCATCAAGGTCATAATATCTTTTACGTCTTATAAATTTCTCATTCTTTGCCTTTAAACGTTCACTTACACTCGCTCCGTCATATTCGCTGTCTATTACAAATTGGTACCTTACCTTTATCCCTAACATGTTTATAAGCTTCGTAAACTGCTCCTCCGTAATCTCAAACCTAGACACATCAGATACGTTTATGTAAGCACTCATGAAAGTAGGGTAATCAACACCACATTCCTGACATATATACTTGATTGGTATGTTAAAATCGATAGACCTCTTTACGATCTGCCTCTTTAACTCAGCACTACCTAAGTATATATCTAACAGCTTACTCACCTAATCTCTTCACTACTACCCTCTCAGACATACGAGATGAAAAAGACTCATAACTCTCCTCAATCAACACAGGAACAAGCTTGTCTGACTTAACATCAGTAACATCTTTCTCTATCTCTTCCTCAGCGGAAGAATAAGGCTTTACCATTAATAAAGTCATCTCTCCTTTAATAGCCTTATCTCTAAGGCCCTTATGCCAACCTCTATAGAACTCTATCCTTGAAATCTTCATGGTCTCCTTGTTGATAGACTTGTTCTCCTTAGTATCTTTATCAGTAACCACTCTCTTTAACTCTATATATTGAACGTCAGACATATTTTGTTTTTTACGCAAAAATAAAACTTTTTCTGATATTTTCAAAAAAAAGACTAACTTTTTTCTAAGTTCATATAATTATCAATAATGCTAATAGCCTCTTCCTTACCTACCGCAAATACAGCCTTGTAGTCCTTCTTTGATAATCTGTTTAACATTTCCCACTGTTCTCTGATATGTGGATTCTTTGTGATATTTCCATTCTTTAAGAATATCACAACGCCATCTCTCTTTAATTCTAAGAATAATCCATGATATCCACCTCTAGGCTCTGAGATGAATATATCCGGTATAGCCCTCGATGAGCGAAAACGAGTATTCATACCTCCTATCCTATCTCCAAGGTTCATACCAGATGCTATATCGCAGTTAAAGATAACGTCAGGGTAATGCTTTTTTAAATAATCACACACCTGTATCTGTATGGAACTTTCTTTTTTCGACTTAGGGTTTTTCTTAAACTCCTTTTTATACTCCTCTGGAGAAAAAATATTCTGACTCATAGTTATTTTTTATTAGGGTTAAACTCATACGAAGATGGATCACACTGCTCTACGCTTAGATGTAAGTTTTTATCTAAGTTTAAGATACACGAAACAACACCTGTCTCTGTTCTTTTATCCGTCAACCTTAGATATAACTTATTAGGAATATAATCTATCTCATCAGGATTATCAAGCGTCTTGGAATTAGGGTCTATAAGTAGAGATGTGGAAAAGTACCCATCGGCATTTGCTGTTGTTTTAATGCCACCCCTTACTCTCTTTCCGGTATCCCTTAATGTTTTATGGCCGGCATCTCCAGACATGTGTAATAAACCAAGAACGACGCAGTTTGTTTCTTTAGCTATTTCCTTACAAACACCTGAGTTATGTATCGTAGCCTGTATCTCCTCTTTACCGGAAGAATCCATCTGAGTGATACCGTCAATGACAATAAACTTAACATCTTTACCTGTCGTTGCCTTTATGTTCTGAATGGTAGCATATACATTCTTTTGGTTGAAGCCGTTGCCGTTAACTACGAATAGGTTGTTCTTGGTGTATAGAGATAAGTTCTTCATGAAATCATCAATATTGCTATCGTTGATACGTCCTTCAGCAAGCTCTTGTCTTAGGTTTATACCCATGGTCATAGTAGCTAATCGTCCGTAGAACTGAAATGAAGACATCTCACCATTTAAGTATAAAACGACATTATCAGCCATAGCATTTCTAAGCGCTGCGTATTGAGCGAGTATACTCTTATATGTACCTCCAAGACCTATAAGCTCATAAAAGCTACCAGGCATCATACCACCAAACATCTCCATGTCAATAAACGGAAGATACATCTTAACGAATCCTTCTGTAAGCTTCATCTTAACAATCTCAGAGCCTAAAGATGCAGCGTCTACATATTTCAATGAATTAGCAGCGGAGGCAGAAGCTATATTCTGATTCAAAACCATCACAGCCTTGTTCATGAGGTCAGGAAGAGAATTTCTTCTTAGGTCAATATAACCTTGAGAGTCATAATACCTTCCTACCTTACCAACAATATCAATGATATCATTTATTTGTATCTTGTTATGGTATAATGTAGCTGTTATTCTCATTAAGTCATTAGCAGCTACATCATCAGTATAATTAGCGATGTATGGAGGAGCTACGAAGTTAATAGTCTCAGCGTCTTTTATCTTTACCGTGCCATGCTCTGCTTGATTATGGAAATATGCAGAACGCACACACGTAGCTACTTCCTTCTGGTCTAGGTCGGTAAACTTAGATATACAGGTAGACATAGTGTTTTCAAGAGGTACTCCACATCTATTCAAAGCGCATGCTAGCGCATGGATATATACGTTCCTTTGTCCTTCAACGTAAGTTTTCGTCTTCTCTACCCACTTGGTACAGATGTCAAATACATGGGATGTCATAGCGTCTTGGGTGTACGTACCTGCATCTACAGTATGCCTAGGTACTATCTCTCCGTACTTTAAGTCTACTTCAAATGGAGAAGCATCTTTAATGACAGCATATTCGTCGCTAGAGACGAAGCATAGCCTACACTCATCCTTACCGGAAGGGTCTACCTTTACGAAGTAGTTATCCTGAACATACTTTTGCAAGTGTAAAAACCCTGATAGGTGATGCTCAGAGCTTGTTAGGTTTGTCAAGAATATCACTTTAAGGCCTTTCCCTGAAGGGGAAACAAAGATGTACTTTACATGTGGGTCAGCAGAGAACTGTTGCTTGAGCATTGTTATCTGAGCATCGTCTATCTTGTCAATATCTATAACGATAAGCCCAGTGTACGATTCTATGCTAGTCTTTAACCTGGTACCCTTTTTGAAGGTGCCTGAAAATGTAACTCCGGGGAGCTTTTTCTTCTCCTCATCATACTGTTTTTTATCCATACCCCTAAGAGCATATATCTTTGATGACCACTTGCCAACTAGGATGTCTCTAACCACAAGGTCAGCAGACGATACGCTAGAGTCAGTGTCATAGGCGTTGTTATATATTGATACGTTCATATTATTCTATAAAATCAGCGATTAAAAAACTAAAGATATTCTCATTCTCAGTATTCACCTTTGGGATAATAAATGAAGGTCTGTTCTTTTGCTCTGAGAAAAGAAATGTAAAGTCATTTGAGTTGATATGCGATAATATCTGAAGGAAGTCATCGATACCGAAAATCTTATGGATGTTATGCTGTGAATTATTCTTCGCAGATACAATCTCCTCTCCATCCCTTTTTAATAGATTATCAGTAGATGTCAATGATATCTCATTATCATCAATAGATTTAATCACTACTTTAGCTGGATCAGAAGAAGCATATAACTCTAATCTCTTAACAGCTCCTGTAAACTCCATAGCATTTATCACCACCTCATTCTCTGGCTTCTTAGAGAATAGCTTCTCTGAGTCAGGAAACTTAATATTTGCGGATGTAGAAATAACCTCAAACCCATCAAGGCTATCCTTATCCGTAAAGAAAGAGATATGATTACCATTGTTGGTAATTGACACTTCACCTTTTTCACTTAACAGAGAAACTACCTTAGAAGCGCATTCCTTGCTAACACATATAGACTCCCACTTATTAATAGATATTGGAGATAAAGCAGCTCTACACATAATAGCCTGCGTTAATCCTGTGAAAACAATCTTATTATCTATCTCAGACACTCTAACGGCTGTCATGTTTGCATTTTGATGATTCTCATCTACAAACTTCTGAGCAGCATCTAAGCCTAATTTAAGGTCAAACTGACGCATGTTTATCTCACTGTGAAAACCATCTACCTTCATAATAGGAAAATCTTGAGGGAAACAGTCTAGACTGATTTTATACTTCGATTTACCACACTTCACCTCTATAGAGTCCTCTGTATTTAAGGTAATCGTTACCTTGTTCTCATTGAACAGCGAGATGGTCTTGTATAGAAGTTTCGCAGGAACGCAGAAAGCAAAGGGCTCTGTAGCTGAAACCTGGCAGTCTACCTTAACCATCGTATTTCCATTAGATGCTATTATCTCAGCATTGTCGCGTGATATGTTTATCACCGCATTATCAAAAGCCGGGATGATTGTTTTTGATGGTATAAACTTAATCGTCTTACCTAATTTTGATAGGAATAACTCCCTATCTAATGTTACTTTTTTCATAATCTTAATCTTTAAAAAACTGTAATATATTATCTTTTGGGTTAATGTACAAGCTTTGATTTTTAATACCGTTGGCTATCAGTGTCTTATATGTCAATATCCATTCATTATAATCCTCTCCTTTATCTACATATACCCTATAATGAGTCTTATTCTGAACATCATTGGGGATGATCGCCCAGGGGTAGTGAGGGTACCGCCAATATCCTTTTGTCAAACAAGGTGCTATGAGTATGGTGCCATTGAATGTCTTTCTCCTATCTATGAAATATAATATCCTTCCCTGTACAATAGCATTCTTTCTATTCACCTCAGTCACTAATACAAAATTATCGATATCCCCTTTCTTTAACTCCCAAGGTCCTGCTGAGAAATTATTCTTCGCCATACTATAAATCAGGTGGTGGGGTGAATATCATATTTCCATTTCTCTCATTCCTTTCAATTGCTTCCATCATAACATCTGACTCAGGAGAATCATTACGCTTAACAGATTCATATACCGGCTTACTCTCTTTCTCTTCCGGAACCTTGTTTAGTAATTTATTAATCAATATCTCCTCAATATTATCCTTCTCGATAACCTCCTTACCCCCTGCTACCAATTGATTAATGTCTTTCTCCTTAGAAGCAATGATATCGTAGATATACTCATCTATACTACCCTTAGCGAAGGTATAATGTCTTCTGATATGACCTTTCTTCTCAGGATGCTTACATCTAAATAAAGCTTGGTTAAGCTCTCTAGGAGTAAATGGGAAATTAATACAAAATACATCGTTAGAACATGATAAATCAAGAGCCTCCCCAGCAGCTTGGTAGTTACCTAAAAATACCTCTACATTATCATCGTCCCAGAATTTACGCTTATACCCGTCTCTGTCAAAAGATGCTGTAGATCCATCTACCTTTACACACCTAGAACCGAAATATTGCTCAAGAGCAGCCAACGGCTCTTTATATGAACCAAACACTACAATCTTCTTAGTCTCCGTTAATATCTCCTCAATAGCCTCTATGATACCTTTTAACTTGGATTTACAGGTGATTATGTTCAGTGAATGTAAATTACTCCTCACCGATAATGCTGATGATTCCTTAGCAGCTACCATCTCTTCAATGATAGCATCGTACTCCTCGCGGTAATCATCAAAGTCAAATGTATACTTAGAAACTACATCTTCCGGCATATCGAAACACTCATCCATACGCTTCACAATCATAAAGTTTAACATCTTCATCTTTAAATCACTGATATTCTTAGCTCCAGTAACTCTCTCTCCACCCCTAGATGCTGTCTTGATAGTATACTCATCAGTAAACTTCTTATAAGAATCCCCTAAAGGATGCTTAGCTAACTTGAAGTAATTGAACAAATCATTAAAACGATTCGCTACTGGTGTTCCGGATAAAAATGTAATCTTAGCGTTAGGGTATCTATCTACGATGTCTTGGATAACCTTAGATCTGTCTGAAGCCCTGTTTTTGATACGATGAGCCTCATCTATGATAAAATGACCTACATCGTCACTACAGATGTGTTTATCGAATTTTTTAAGGATATCAAAATTAACTATTACAAATCGCTCCTGAAGAGCAGTGAATGACTTAGACTTTGTAGAGTCCAACATCGTAAAGTAAAGCTCGTTAAATCCCCATGTACTTGTTAAATCCCTATACCATCCCCACTTAGCGATGGCAGGACAGATAATAACAGTTCTACGAACATTGAATATACGGCTCAGCGACGCTGCTGTAATCGACTTGCCTAGCCTCATCTCGTATGCTAGAAATATCGCTCTTCGCATGCTACCGAACATAATACCTTCTTTTTGATGAGAGTATAGTTGATTGTAGTATGGTAATTTCTGAACCATCAAAGCATTCATATCCTGCTCAAGTGTAGAGTAAACAGACTCTATCTTTTCATAGAATCTGTTTCTTCTTTCTGTTTCTGAATGAGCTTCTGAGAAATTCTTAAACGACAGTCTTATAAATTCATATATACACTGCTTATACGTATGTTTTAAGTGCGCTACAATCATCCCTGTATCGATGTTTATCTCGAAGTCATAACACTTAGCTAGGTTAAGCTCCGTGATATGCCACATCTTTTTATGGAATCTTACAGATTGATTGTCATTGATCAATAAAACGTCAGTCATCTTAGTAGTCTATTTAAGTTCTTTTTCCGTGAATTTAACCTCTAGGTCACCACCATCGAAGTCAACAACCTCTACAACGGCCATGTATCCTTTTTTCTCAATCTTCTCTACAATAGTATGTAAAGACTCTCTGTCGAATAATGAACCGTCATGCAGGAAGATAATTTTAAGATTAGGGTTTAAAGCCATTGCTACCTCTACTCCTACGTCGAATAGCTTAGCTGTATTTACCTGCCCCTCTTCCAAAGGAATACCATTTAGGAAGATATCATCTTCAGAGAATGAAAGTCCCTCGATTGGTAGTTGTGACTTATTGATAATCTCACTACGCTGAAATTCCATTTTCTCTACCGTAGACTTAGTTGTCTCAATCTTATCTTTTAGCTTTAACATCTCACTCTGATGTTCTGCTAGCCTAGATACGTTATTACACTTCTCATTGTGAGCGATAGCCTGGTTTATCTTATTGTTTAAGTCATCTACAGACGGTCTTTGTACCTGAGTCATCCAAGTCTCTCCCTTTGCTATTTTTTCATTGTTAGCATCCACTGAAGCCACCTCTACATTAATAGACTCCTGAGCTTGTTTAATTAATGCTTGTAATCTACTAATCTCAATACTTGCCGCTTCTATCTTTTTCGCTGATAGTTCATTTTCCTTCTTGAACATCTCAACCTTGCTAGCAACACCGTCATAGTCACTCTGCGCCTTAGCGATTAAAGACATCTGCTCTTGAAGAGGTTTGATATCTATAGGTGACGAATAAGCGTCTATCTCATCCTTCGAGTAGCCGTGGTTTTTAAGGATAGCCTCCAAGTCCTCAGCTCTCTTTTTATCCATTTTAAGCTCTTCCTTAGCTGTTGATATCTTATTGGTTATAGTGTCAATCTCTACATGGCAACCGGTTAGCTTTTTCAACGTGTTAAGCTTTTTAGGCTTATCATCATTAAGCCACTTCATAACATCGAAAGATACGTCTCCGATGATGGACTTAATCATCGTAGCTGGTGATTTAATCTGCTCACCCTTCTCGTTGTAAACAACTAATCTACCCTTTTTATCCTTATCGGTAAAGTAGATATCCATTGTATACTCTCTGTACTCACCATGTATATTACCGCCTATGGTGTGAGATATCTTAGCTCTCGTTTCACCCTTCTTAACAGGCTCTGTAGGTATTAACTTAGAGTTCATCGGAGACATCATAGCTTGGATTAACGTTGACTTTCCTGAGCCATTTCTACCCATAAACAGGAGTGATCGTCCTCCGATGTCGATGATTTTTTTATCTATGTTTTTGAAATTCTCAATCTCAAGGCGAATAGATTTTAAGCCCTCTGATGCAATTTTGTCCATGATTTTTTATGTTTATTGTTCGTATTTTTTAATTCTTTCTAGCTCCTGTTGGTATTGCTGACAATTTTTAGACACCGGGCAGTATTTAGCGCATCTCATACTCTGACCATGCCTAACCTCTATAAACAGCTTACCCTTGCCTCCAGAAGGCTCGTAGTTATGTTTATTCTCAGCTAACCACGAGTCAGCTTCTACCTTGGAAGGAAATCTCTTTATCGCTCTCTTTGCTCCAACTTGTTTGACAGCAAACTCATCAGCTTTAGCCCATCTCTCTTCACCAGAACATTCGATATCCTCTCCCATCTCCATCTTTTCATGAAGCGCCATTCTCTTTTTGATATACCCTAGAACTGCATCGTCCTCGTATACCTTGATAGGTATCTCCTTAGTCTGTCTATCTGGATAATCCTTGTTTCTTATGAAGTTATACTCGTTCCAATCTCTAAAGAAAGCAATGATGCGAATACCATTTACTTGATATCCATGCTGTACTTTAAGCATGTAAGCGTAGATATTCGTTTGTCTCTCCCATTTAATCCTAGCCTCCGGAGCTATCCAATTGTATACAGAGCAGAACTTATAATCATAAAGGATACCAGTCTCCTTGTCAAATACATCGAATGTGCCTGATAATACCTTATCACCTACCTGTAACTGCAATGTAATCTCAAAGATATACTTATCCGCTATCTCAGGGAAGAATACCGGTATTAGTTGAAATATCCAATTAGCACCTTTACGGAGCGTCTCAGCCTTACCTTCATCTAGCTTGCTAATCTGATCAGCCTTTTGCATAATCGTCTCAGCGGTGAGTATAAATGCTCTCTTTCTCGATGACTCTATATTAGCTCTCTCTAAGATGTGATGTAATGAAGTGCCCATTAAGGCATAAAGCATGTCTGATACGTCCTCCTCGTAATCATGTAATCTCTTTAGATATCTAATCTTAGGAGCGTCGATTAATGTAGTTACTGATATATCACCAGCTAATTTATGAGTGTCGTGAGTAACTGCTTTAACGATTGTATCCGGTAAAGCATACTTGTTGGTGAGAATCCTAGCCATCTTACTTGTACTTCTTAGTTATACCCTTCGCGATGATGTCACTGCTTACCTTTGGATTAACTTTCGGTAGTTTATTCTCTACCATCCATTCTTTTAAAGCTTTGATTTTTTGTTTGATGTTTGCCATGGTTTTTATGTTTTAAGATTATGCAAATATATCGATAATTTATTAATTATATCGAAAAAATAATATTTTTTTTACTTTACTTTTTTATAGCTTCTTCCGGATATTCTCCCTGCTTTATATTCTTCTGAGTCAGGGACTTCTGTTTCTAGTTCAGTCTCTATGAACAGTAAGCAGTCTTGGATAAACTTTAAAAGGCGAGCTTTTGACATTGATGATAGGTCTATGAGGTATATTTCCACCTGACCAGTTTTGGAGTTATACATCTCCTCTTTAGCGAACTCAGCCTGTAATTTATACCTAGCCTTTACCTTGTCCATCCCTTCCCAACCTTGCCTGGTAAACCCCCTCACTGCTGAGTCCATAACAGGGCCGAATAGGAATTTATACATCTTCATCTTTTCAGATAGCTTAGCAGCATGTTTCATCTGAACGTGAATCTCTATTCCTTCATTTTGTATACAGTACCTCTCTAGGTCGTATAGGTTGAAGAAGTTTAACTTACCATGCATCGGAATGGCTGTGAATATCGCTTCCATTGTTATTTGCTTGTAATTTTATTAATTAATATCCCCATCTCTATTTTCGCTGCTTTATCACAGAAATCGTTTACCCATGTTCTTGGGGTGTCAGTATCTTTATGAGCCTTTACGTGCCTAAAATGTATCTCCTTGCCTACATATAGCTTCATTACCTTCTTTACGCTGGTTTGAAGGTATTTGATATTATTTAGTTTATACTTTCTTATCGCGTGTCTGTCATTCTCGAAGATATGAATAGCGTTCATAGAATCTGTGTTTATGAATATGCATTTACATTTATTGAATAGAGATGGTTGTGATGACACGAATGTAAGGGCGTTTATGATGCATTTTATCTCAGCCTCTGATGGTGTTTTACAGTTCTTCTTAAAAGCTCCTGACATACTACATCTACCTTCGTTTGAGGTTATGTAGAAGGCGTATGTCCCTACACTGTGTTCCTTACTGAAGGAAGCGTCTGTGGTTATGGTTATGTTCATTCCTTTGATTTTAATATTTTATTTAATCTCACTTGCTCTTCTATGCATGCATCTTTCTTTGACTTGGATAGTACTTGGAAATCTCTTGAATTTATATATTCTAGTAACCGGATTAAGAATGTATTTTGCTGTTCGTAGTCCTCTTCAATGTATCCGGATATTGAGGTTATTTTCTCTTCTTCCATAAATATTAGTCAAAATAATTATCAATAATATAAATGAGTACGTGAGCTAATCCAAATGCTATTAGCATAAATGCGGAAATTATTAAATATATTATTGGAGGAAATGAATGACCTATAATTATAAAAAATAAATGTGTCATTAAACACATAATCATTGGCGTAATCCATACAAGGATGAATAGTTTTATTTTGTTTTTCATAGTCTGATATTTGATAACGGTGATTTAATTTTTGAGATTAAGTTATGGCTTATATGAGTGTATATAGCCGTTGTTTTTACATTGCTATGACCAGCTAATTTCTGTATAAGGTTTATGTCTGTTCCATTTTCTACCATGTGTGTAAACGAACAATGGCGCATAAGGTGAGTATAAACACGTTTATTTATGCCTGCTTTGCTAGATAGTTGTTTAATAACCTCTAAAACACTTCTATCTGAATACTTCAACTGCTTTTCAGGATTTTGACCATTAAGAACATATTCTTTAGTTTTATATTGATGCCGATATTTCTCTAATAATGGTATAAGTTCAGGCGTGAGCATGACTTGTCTATCTTTATTCCCTTTGGCTTGGATGATATTTATAACCATTCTTGATCGGTCAATGTCTTCCCATTTTAAATTAATAAGCTCGCTAACCCTGAGTCCGCAGGAGTATAGTAAGGAAAGTATTACTTTATGCTTTAAATTTTCACAAACAGAGAACATTTTTTGCACTTCTTCTACAGAAAGAACAATGGGTAATTTGTTGTTCTTTTTAGCGTATGGAATGTATCTGAATTTATTTTTCTGTCCTAAGCAAATGTCGTAAAACTTTTTAATAGCTGAGTGATAGTTACGTTGAGTATTTACTTCTTTAAAATTCATTAAGAAGGTTTTAATATCTGATTCGTTGATATTTTTAGGATGATCCTTTTTGGATTGCTCGAAGAAATATTTAACACAACTTGTGTAGTTATCTATAGTGTTTTGACTGTAATTTCTTCTTTTCATTTCTTGAATGAAATTATCGGTGTGTTCAGAAATATTCATATAACTATCTTTAAATCAATTAATTATTTGTTAAACGTACATATTTTATGTTATGTTCAATTTTATTTTATTAATTTTTAAAAGCCTACACACCTATAACTCATTAAAATTATCATCAAAATTACTTTCTAAATGTTTTCGTATTTTACAAAGCCAATTATATCTTTCAACATCTTGTTCCTCAAATTTACCATACTCAACAGATAATAACTCATCATATAATCCGCTACAACACTCAATCTGCATATTTATTATTGATATACATAAATTTAATACGCAATTTTGAGATAAATTTTCTTTATAATCACTAAAACCAATTTCAGCACTTCCGCAAATAATATCGGTTTCAAATGTGCTTATATACATATAAAGCTCTCTTGCAGCTTCTTTTGGGTTTTTACTTATTTGTTTAAATATTTCCATTTTAATAACTTTCTCTAAAATTATATTCTAAATCATAACATTTTTCGCAATAACATTTGTTTTCTAAAATTTCATTATCACAATTATCGCACTTTAATTTATTATTTATAAATTGATAAAATAATTTAGCATAATTTTCATCATGAAAACCTGCTATGGGCTTTTTATTTTTATAAATAAATAAGCAATCATTTGTTCCTTTTTTTAATTCATACATATTTCCTACGCTTTTTTAAAAATTAATAAAATAAAACTGCCTCACACACTTGCCCTCGCACCAACATAACACAACCTAAAATCAATTTGCGTATTAATGCTCAAATACTTTAGTTGGTTTAGCAAACTGATTTTAGCTTGATGCCGTTAGCGGTCATTGCTTACGACACGCCTCTATAATATCATGTGGCTCTTTGCCAATCTCTTTTAATCTTTGTATCTCATTGTGCAGCCCATCTATTCCAGAAGTGTTGAACACGCCACATAAGTAGGCAAAATCAACTTCTCGTTCTGAAAATAGCAACGAACCACTAACAGCAAATAAATCCAATAGCTGGTTTGCTGTTTCACCAATACAATTTTCTCCGTTCTGCATCTTTAGCAGTAAATCATTAATTTGTTTTTTCATATCGCTACTGTATTTATTTGCGTTCCGTTATACGCAAATAAATTAAACCCCACCCGCCTGTGTTTGATGTTCAACCTTTATGCGTAGTCTTTTAGTTTCCCAATCGTGCATTTTTATAATTTTAGCAGTCTTATAAACTCGTTGCTCGTTAT